ACTTCTTTTGGATCAGTCATTGCTGCAGTATCCTCGTGGTATAATTTTACTTATTTATTGTACCATACTGATACAATTTGTCAATTGATTAGCAATTCCACTTTCTTAGTGACTTCGACAGACGGTCATCTCCAGTGTTATTAGATGCTTTCTGTCTCTTTCTCATACCTTTCATTCTAGCGCAGAAGGATGCCCTGCGGGGATTTCCAACCTTTGTGCTTGGTGCTTTGAGGTCAGATCCTGGATTTTCCTTTTCGTAAGACTTTCGTCCTTTTTCATTAAGTCCTCCTTCGGAGTTCTTTCCTGACTTTTTTGTCCAGGCTGCTCCTTCATTTTGAACTTCCTCTGGAACGCAGTTGGGTACTAGTTTGCCACCTTTCTTTTTCATACCAACTTTCTTATATCCCTGCCAACACTTCTCTTGAAAGTCTTGAAGTGTCATTCCTTCAGACTTATTACCATAGTTAGCAGCACCTTTCTTACGGCACTGGACTAATCTACCACTAGCATATGCAGAAGGCCATACCTTTGCACTTGCTTTTACTTTCTTATAACAGGCATCTTTCTCACCCGCCTTTTCTACTACAGTTTCTTCTGTTTTCTTCTTAGCATCTACCTTTTTGAGATACGAATCGAGTTGCTTCTGTTTGATTGCACGAATCATAGAAGAACGCTTACTAAGATATGCGGGTTTCTCACCTTGGGTTTTTCTGATTGCCGTGATAGCAACATCACCCATACCTTCTGTTTTGTAGTCCTTACCAGTTTTAATTTTATCCATCATAGAAGCAGCACCATACTTATCCTGCTTATGGCGAATCATACGCTTATAACGATCAAACTTATCATTACCTTTCTTGTCACGCATATCCTTTTCTAGGATAGTTTCCTCTTTCTTGATACCAGCAACACGATCAAGTGCATTACCAATTGCTCTGCCGATCTTGTCGCGCTTGCGCTCTTTGGGTTTTGGAGCAGTAGTAGATTTGGGTTTCTGACGTTTGGCATAATCATAATAAGACTCACCCTTTTTCAGTTTCTTAGGGTCTGCCTTAGGTTTTGCTGCATCAGCACGATCTTCACGGGCACGGGCATTAGCACCAGGACCACCCAACTTACGATCCTTCTCAGGATCTGGATGCCAAGTATCTGCACGCTCGGAAACATTCATTTTCTTAAGGTGTTTTTTGATACGCTCAGACTGACCTTTATGCATCTTAGATGCACCGTCAAGTTCTTTAGACATCTTTTTAAGGTCGAGATCTTCTGTCTTCACGTTTTTTGCCTTCCCTTTACGATCTGGATTTGGATCTTCAGCATTTTTGCGACGGAATGCTGCTTCCTCTTCGCCTTTATTTAGGTTTCTTTTCATCTTACTAGACCCACATTTAGGTTTAGTAGTCTGACCAGGTTGTTTTGCACAAGGTTTTCCTGCATACTTACCACCAAGTTGTACCCAACCAGGTGTTCCATCAGATGATTTACTCTTACCAAACCAGTCACGAAGAGAATTATCTCCAGACTTATTTGCTTCTCCGAATACATCTTTATATGTTGGTGGCATTTTAGACATCTCTCCCATAGCCATCTTGTTTGCAGTCTTATGCATCACCTCTTTGGAGCGACTTCCATAGAGTTTATTCCACCTATTCTTACCCTTCATCATACCTCTAATGTATTTCTTAGCGGTGCCATTAAGGGCAGGTGGAACATCTGATGCAAAACCTTGTGCCATATCAACCGCCTACAACTTGAACTTCTTCAACAACAATTGCATTGCCAGTTGCAGCAATACTTACACAACGCTTGACGATTGCCTGAGGACCACTGTAAGCATAGGTATAATCTGCAGATGCAGCAGAAGAATCAATATCGGTGCTAATAAAGTTTGGACGTACAGCAGTGACTTTCTTACCCGCTGTTCCTGCAGACAGGAAAGCAGCATTGATTCCAGGAGATGTACTATCATCTTCTACAGCAATGAAGTCGTCTACTGAGAATGGGTGAGTATTAACAGTTTCTCCAAGATTAGTTCCGAGTTGATAATCTGCAGTGGAATCATCGACACCCTTTACAATTCTTGCTTGACCAGGTTTACCACCCTTAAGTAGAAGTGCTTGGTCTTGAATAAGAGTGATTGCAGGACCACCATTGAATGCAACTGTGGCATCACCTGCAGTTGCAACTACACGATAATATCCAGTCTGAACAACTTGATATTCGGTAGCGTCAGCAGCAATTGCATTGGTGCTTAAAACATTTAATACTGTCATGTCGTGTTATTTCGTGTCAATATTATTTATCTCCTTTTGCTTCTTTAACATTTTTTGGAGATCCGCAGTACTGCCAATAAACATCGTGTTATTAACAGTAGACGGTCCCGACTTTTTATCCTCTGCATCTAAATCCTTCATCTTCTTTTGTAAATCAATCAACTTATCAGCAGTATCAGCTACGCTTTTAATTGTTGTTGCAGCAACTTCATAAGCACGAGGATGATCTGACGCTCGTGCCACATCAAGTATTCCATCTACTGCCTCCTGCCCTTTCATTACTAACATATGCAATGCAGCACGAGTAGTCTCATAGTCTTGCTTTACATCTTGTGTATCAGATTTTTTAAGTTCGGGTTTCACTTTTTCCACATGCTTTTGGAGTTCAGTAGGTTCTGCTCCAAAAGCATCATTTAGTCCATCAAAAGGATTGCCCATAATTAAATATCCTCATCAGCCCCACTTATGGGATTACGTTTTTTGTTATCGGTAAAGTCTTCATCAACAATACCAAATCCAAAATCATCATCAGCATCTGCTGAGATAGGGTTTGGTTGAATGGTATAACGTACTTCTCTGGGTGCAGAAGAAGTATTTGTATCTGTGTACATATCGGTGATGACCTTTTTGATGGTCTTGCTTTCTGTAACAGGACCGTATAGGTATGTTTTTACAGTAAACTGTAGAGTATAAATGATTGCTCTACGAGTAACAAAATCTCCCTCATAAGTATCGTCATAATCGACACTATTCAAAACTACAGGAACATCCTTTGTCTCATCAACTTCCGAAAGTAACTTAACTGCTAGATTATAATGTGGTTGAAAAATAGGAAGAATTTGCTCAAGAATCTGAAGACCATCTTCTTGATTCTTAGAAATAATTGCTAATTCAAATGAAAGATTATAGGGAACTGGCATGAAAACACTCTTGTTCTCATCAGTATCTTTAGCAAATTTAATTTTTTGGGTTGGTGATACCTTTCTAGAGGAATCGTAAGTAATACCATTAATCTCAAAAGAGATTCTAGGAACAGTAATCTGAGTTCTTTTGTTTGTAGGGTCAGGATTTTGATCGAGACGTGCTAAAAACTTTTGTTTTGGACCATATGCCAAAGGAACCTTCATCACTTCAGTAGAGCGACGAAGTTCAATATTATTAAACATCGTGCCAAACGCCACGATAGTCTTTCTAAAAATTTCGTGATATGAATATGTGCCTAACATCAGATTGTAGTATCAGTAATGGACCCAACAGTACCGAAAGGATTGCCTTCGGTGAAATCTATAATATCGTCATCAGCAGTTTCAAAACTATAGTTCTGGTCAATGCTATCAGCGGTATTAGTATTATTTAGAGTGTTATAGGATTCAGGACTCCAGAGAGCACCTGATGTCAATCCCTTAATTGTTTCTGAAGTATTAAAGGTTCCTGTTCTATTAATGACTTGGAGTTCTCTTGCAGAACTATTCCAGGACTTGACTTCTGCTCTACTGTCTTTAGGGGAGTAATCAATTGTGACAGTAGGAACACTAGTATAACCTGTACCGCCAGATGTGATAGTAGCACCAGTGACAATACCAGCACTAGAAATCGTAGCAGTCGCTGTAGCACCACTTCCACCACCTCCTGTGATTGTAATTGTTGGTGGCAGAGCAGACTTATAGTGCTCACCACCATCTGTAATTGTTATTGCGTTTACTGCCCCCGAATCAATCGTTGCAGTTGCAGCAGCAAGATATAAGTCACCGACAATTTCTTCACCAACTGTAAAGTCGCCAGATCCACCAGCATCCATTACTAGTTTGATAGAATTGGCGAAGGCAGTTTCGATAGCATCAATCTCGGCAACACCAGTATCAATTTTTTCGTCACTATACTCAAAGAGTTCGCATTGACATTCCCAAACATAACCTTTACCCAATTGATAAAAGGGTTTTTCTGCTTCTACAAACTTAATCTCAAATAAATGTTTTGTTGTTGGAAACCAAATAAGATCTCCCTCATTAGGACGACCCTCTACATTTAAAGCGGCGTTATCATCTACCTTCTCAGTAAATTTAGTTCGCGAGAAAATAAACGTAGTCTTATCTTCAATACGAACACCAAACTTACTCAGAAGTTCTCCCTGACCTTCCCATCCTTCCACATTGTTGACATATGCTCTAACAGAAAGTGCTTGTGTAAAGTTACTACTTTCTACTTCTTGAAAGATTGTATCTTTATTAACATATGTTCTGGGTAGATAATAAATGTCTTGTCCATAGAGTTCAATACTCTCATTAATGAGATTGCCCATAAACATTTGTTCCTGGGAAGAACCATTTAGATTTAGTCGGCAACTACTTGTATAGTCCGACTGAATACAATTTTCTGGGGGATCGTTTCTATAAGTCATTTTAACCGATTAAATCCATAGGGGGAATTTCATAATCCTTACGAACACCTTCTTCGAGATCTTTCTTAAACTGACTCGCATCTTCAAGAATCTGGCGACCATTGAGAGTCACACCACCAAGCATTTGAATGCCATCATACTTACTGAGGTTGCGACCCCATTGCTGTTGAAATAATGCCTCAACATAATCCTTCAACCAAGCATCATTGTACATGCCAGTATAAGTATCAGGATCTTGACGCATGATTGTTTCAACAACAATCTGGTCACCAGATTGAAGATCTTCCCAACCCATATCTAAATAAAGTCTTCCTTGATGCTCATTAAATCTAACTCTACGATTTGCTTGAGAGTTGGTGACCCAATCCAAAGTTTCAAGATATTGAGATGTCATAAAGTAATGTAAAATTTGTCCATGAGTCATGGAGTAAATATCATTCAAAAAGATTTGATATTTAATATTGAACATGTTTCCAGGAACAATACTAGAAGCACCGACAGAAGTATATACGTGATTGACACCTAGTACACCAGGAGGAAGGGAAACAAACTCTTGCCCCTCATACCATGCAGTTGATCCTAGTTGCGATGATGTTCTAGCAGCAGTCTTAATAGCATCAGTAACTTCAATTCTAACAAATGCAGTATAACTTCCATTGAAATGAAACTCTTGATAGTAATCAATTGCTTCTTCAATCAGGTCATCTAGTTGCTCATCACACACGTTAATGTCGATGGCAGGAAAACCTAATCTACGAAGAGCGTAGTTTTTTAACTCTGTTTTAGTAGCGGGTCTTGTGGCGGACATTTGTTATCAAGCGAACGATTGGACAGTTAAAGTAGTAACATCATTTGCACTGACGACTTCTCCAACTTTGAAGAATCCATCAACAGTATCAACGGTAATTGCACTAGCAGCAAGACCAGTGATAACACCTGTGGTGCCACTGGTAGCACCTGTCACAGTTGCACCAACTTCCATTGTAGTAACGTCGGTCAGTTGCAGAGTTGCATTAGTGGCAACAGTAGCAACATCAACTGAACCACCTGCAGCAGGGTTGAGACCGTCCGCTCCAGTGGGTTGAACAATAGTGATTGTCTCACCAGCAACATATCCAGTACCACCGTCGTTAATAGTAACGTTAGTGATTGCACCAGCAGAGGCAGTGATGTTAACAGTCAGTGAAGCAGAACCAGATCCACCTGTTGTTGCCAGAGCAGTTCCTGTGACATAGTTAGAACCGCCTGCAAGAGATGCTAGGTTCAGTGACAACACTTTACCAGCATTAGCGTTGGTGACTGTTACAGTCTCATTGACAAGGAAACCAGAACCACCTGCATTAACTGCAGCAGCAGTGATTACACCACCAACAACAGTAGTATTAACTGTTAGTGAAGTACCTGTACCACCTGTTGTTGCAACCGCAGTTCCTGCAGTAAATCCACCACCACCACCATTTGTGACGGAAGTGGTAACAGCAGCACCAGGTGTAGGATCACCAGAGAGGTTCAATGTCAGAGTAGTAGTAGTTGCAAGATTAGTGAGCATTGCTTGTAGTTGAGCGAATGCATTATCCAGTTTTGTCTGTACTCTTGCCTCGGTATAATATTGATTAGTTCCTTCTGAAAGATCTGAAGTCGACTTGCTGGAAAGATCTAGATTTGCACCAGTCTGTAGATTTACTCTTGCATCAGCACGAGCACTTGTGTGATAGAGATTGGTAGAACCTTCACTCAGATCATCAGTGTCTGCTGCAGCAATCCTTGCATCTGCTCTAGCGTCTGTGTAGTAGAGGTTAGTACCTTCTGCCAAATTAGCAGTATTCTTACCCGCGAGACTTGCATCAAAGCGTGCCTCAGTGTAGAAGATATTCGTAGAACCTTCAGTTACATTATCGGTATTGATGTCTGCCTGAGTGACACTCAGAGCGCCTGAACCATCGTGCTCAATACCTGTGCCGTATGTGAAGTGTGTGCGGGTCCTAGCAGCGGTTGTAAAGAGATTTGTGGAACCTTCGGTTACATTGTCGGTATTAACGTCTGCCTGCGTTACAGAGAGTGTGTAGGTGCCTGCAGTGTCATCATATACCTTAGTAATACCAGTGCTAGCAACAAACAGTGCATCAATTCTATCATCAACACGCTCGTTAGTGAAGTATAGATTAGATCCTTCGGAGAGATCTCCAGTATCATGATTACTAATATCAGATACTTGACCAGTAACATTACCAACTAATGCTGCAGTAATAATTCCAGCGGCAAAGTCACCCGATCCGTCACGAAGGACAAGGTTGTTGGCAGCATTATTAGCAGAAGAGGCAACATTAATAGTAGTATTACCAGAAACGCCATCAGCGTTTGTTAGTGTAATACCAGAAGATGCTGTAACAGCAAGCGTGCGTTGTGCATAGGTATTTGCAGCAGTCCTTACAACATAACCAGTACCTGACATTGCAGCAAGTGCAGTAATGTCTGGATCATTATAAGTCGTAGTGATTGTTACTGCTGCAGATCCATCGAAAGATACATTACCATCAACAACACCGTCAATTGTGATGACTCTTGCTGTTCTCAGTGCATCTGCTGATGTAGCATTACCTTGAATACCTGCAACAGCACCAATACCGTTATTAACTGTGATTTGATTCGCAGCAAAGTCCGCATTAGAGTCACGAGCAACAACAGTAGTTGCAGTTGCTGTAGAAGCAGTTGTCATGCTGTCCAGAAGGTCAGCATTGAGGTTGTTAATCTTAGTCGTGTTGGGAATAACCAGAGCAGCACCAGAAGCAACCTGGGAGATGATTTGACCATCTACAGTCAGAGTGCCGTCAATGTTGGCGTTAGCATCAACATCGAGTGATGTACCAGAACCAGTAAGATTCAGACTGCCAGCACGAAGTTGTCCATCAGTACCAGAAAGAACTTCTGATGAATTAGTCGCGTCTGTTACGAATGCGAATTGGTTGGCGGATCTATCGTATCCGAAGAAACCAATTTTCGCAGAGCCGTCGTAATAACGGAATTCAACACCACGATCCTTAGCGTCGTTAGACGTTGGTGCTGTGTCACCACCCACAGTAATAATAGGGTCATCGATAGTTGTGACCGTAGAATTGACAGTAGTGGTCGTTCCATTGATAGTAAGGTTTCCAGTAACAGTAAGGTTAGACTCAGCAGTTACATCACCACCAATGTCTAGAGTTCCACGAATATCTGTATTGCCGTTATCGGTATCTACAGTAAACTTGTTCGCAGCAGATGCATTTTGAATAGCAAATGTTTTGTTATCTGCAGTGATAGTAACATCATCATGAGTTACTAAAGCACCAGAGATGTCTGCACTATTATTAAGATCAAGAGTACCCGTCAGTTCAGTGTTGCCATAGACTCTTGCAGCACCACCAACAGCAAGATTTCTAGCAATGCCAGCACCACCAGACAATCGGAATGCGCCGTCTGCACCGTAAGTGCCAGTCAGAGTTTGCTCGGTATTTCTAGTAAAGGTTACAACATCAGATACACCCAAGGTGTCATTAACCTGAGTTGCATCACCAACGGTCAATGTACCGATAATATTTGTGTTGCCATTGTCTGCATCAACACCAAACTTCTCAACAGCAGATCCGTTTCTGACAGAGAAGACTTCATTAGCAGCATCAACAATCAGTGAATCATTGATAGTTGTTTGACCTTGAACAACCAGTGTGCCGTCAGTTGCAATGTTACCTGAAGAAGAGGCAACGGTCATCTTATCTGTGCTACCACTTCTAACAGCGAAGTTAGCATCAACATCAACAGTATTATTAAACTCGGTTGTGCCAGTAACTGTTAGTTGAGCACCAAGTGTGACATTGTTATCAACATTGAGAGTTGAGTTTAACTCAGTGTGACCATCAACAGTCAGTGTGCCTTCAATGTTTGTATCGCCTGAGGTAGCAGCAACAAAGAATTTATCCGTTGTGCCGTTTCTGACAGCAAAGTCACCGTCTTGATCAAGAGTGCCATTGAAGTTTACATTATCATTAACCGTTAGTGTGCCTTCAATTGTTGTATCACCAGTTGCACCAATAACACTAAACTTCTCAGTGTCACCACTGTTTAGTTTACCAACAGAGAATCTTTCATTAGATCCAGTAGCACCAACATACAGGGACTTCATAATACCTGCACCACCATGTGCTTTCACGGTAGAGAAGTTATGAGATGCGTAGGAAGGACTTGCCTGATAAGTGTCACCGAAACGACCTCTATACCTAACTCTCAACCAGTTAAGTCTAGATTCAGTCTCTGTCGCACTATCCTTAACTTCAATAGCACCGTTAACATGGAGTGTGCCATCGATTAGAGCAGATCCTGCAACATACGCACCACCATCAACTTTCAGAGAACCATAGTCATTAGACTGAATCTCCCACTCACCAGTGCTGCCATTCTTAGCAGTGGTAATATCGTTTGTGCTTTCAGAGTGAATGTTACCAGCGATTGCAACATCACCATTAGCATCAATATTATTAGTGAAGGTTGCAACGTCTGTGACACCCAATGTGCCAGCAATAGTTGTATTGCCAGAAGCAGCAACAACATTAAACTTGTTAGTATTGACATTGAGGTTTCCAGTTACATCTAGAATACCAGCAAGAGACCCATTACCAGTTGTGGATTGGAATTCAATCTTAGTTGTACCACTACCATTATTCAGTTGTAAAGTCTTAGAAGCACCTTGGATGACCATATTGTCATCGAAGCGAGAGGTGCTATGAACACGTAATGTGCTGTCAACATCTAACAAATCACCAATATTAACTGCACCAGTGATTCCAACACCACCAGCAACAACCAGATCACCAGTAGTATTAGTTGTAGATGCAGTGCCTGTTGTAAGTTTTAAATTACCCGCAATAATACCAGAATCAGTACCACTAAAGACCTCAGAAGTATTTGTAGCAGCGTGAAGGAAACGATATCCACCCGCATGAGCAGCTAAATCTGAATAATTAGTATCCCAACCAAAGAAACCTAAGCGTGCTTGAGTATCATAATAGTTAAATTCAATACCACGATCTAGGTTGTCATCAGTTGTAGGGACAGTATCACCACCAAGTAGAATGGTGACATCATCAACAGTCAGTTGTGTAGAGTTGACTGTAGTTGTAGTACCATCAATCTGAAGATTGCCATGAATACGAACAAGACCAGTTACTGCACGATCATCACCTGGATCAAGATGCATAGTTGCATCAGTAGTACCAAGGTAGTTTGTCTGGAATCTATAATCTTCTACATGAACTTTACCTGCTGCTTCTGACGCACTAATCTGTACAGTATCTTCAGCAGTAATAATAATGTTGCTAGTTCCAGCACCAGCATTAGTTGTCAGAATATTAAAGTTTCTATTTGTATCTGTATTCTGAGTTAACTGGAAGGTAAGGTTACCATCGCCAGTTTTATCCAGTGTTTGATTAACATCGCCGTCAAGAGTAATGTCAGGGTCAGAGAAATACGACCGTACATTAATATCAAGTTCGCCAGCTCCGCTGTCCCCCGTATTATTAGCGCCAATGAGTAGATTACCGCTCGTATCATTAACTTTAATATAGTTAAGATAATTGAATCCTCTGTATCCAGTGGTTGCAGTAAGTTCTTGATCAAGTTCAAAATCTTCTTTTGTATTTCCATCAGCAAAAGAAACTCTATTATTCTGTAATTGTGTGTTATCGACACCAACAGCAGCAATAGTTACATGACCGTTGGCATCAACATCAAAATCTTCTTGTGCGAAAGAAGCAAGTCCTTTCTGTTCAACTGTTGCAGCACCGAGATATCTCCAAGCACCAGCATCTGAAGCATCAGTATGAGTTGGAGCACCTTGTCCTGCAGCAATACTAGCGATTGCTTGATATACTCCAGTGCTTTCTTCAATAATATCATATCTTGCATACGTTGTACCTCCTGCATATGCCGCATACTTACTACCCTCGGTAGCAGTAGCAATAGGTACGTTTGTTGCACTTGTTAGTCTACCATATCCATCTACTGTAAATTTGACCGCATTTACAGTTTCTGTACCAAATGGTTCTGAGTTAGATCCAGTACCAGAAACTGATGTTAGTGATTCTGTATTATAATTACCAAGAACAACAGGAGTAACAATAAGATCGATGGTGGGATTTCCACTAATACCACCACCATCATTAACGGCAATTCTAGTTGCTGTACCAGTAATGGTACGAGTTGCCATCGTATTAGTAGCAGTTCTACTAATTAATCCACTTGTTGTAAGATTCGCAATTGCCTGTAAGTCATTATCAAATGGTTGAGCACCAGTTCCTTCAATACTCGTATTTAAACCATAGTCAGCAAGAGTTGTTGGATTAGAAGCATTAGTAATTCTACCTTTAGCATCTACAGTAACCTTAGTATAAGTTGCACTAGATGTTGCTGTATTATCATGATGAGGAAGAGTTGAAATTAAATCTAATGTAGATGTAATTTGAATATTTTGTGATCCGTCAAAAATTTGAGATCCAACAATATCTCCAGTCAACTGGATTTGTCTAGAAGAAGCAAGTCTAGAAGAGGTAGCAGCGTTACCAATAAGGGTTGCTGTAATCGTACCTGCTGAGAAATTTCCATCAGCATCTCTTTGAACAAGAGTATTTGCTGTGTTTGATACCGACTCAATCGGTCGTTCATATCTTAAGGTGTTCCAAGCTGTTACACCGTCACCAATTTTAATACGACCAGTATCTAGTTCGACGCCAAATTCGCCTTGAGCAAGGATTGGATTAGCGTTTGCCCACTCTTGAGCTCCACCACGTCTTAATTGAATTCTATTTGCCATTTTTTACGACAACTCTAAGAGATTATGCTTCTGAGTTATTTATGCCATTAAAAAGGGGGACGTTGCCCCCCTTTGATTAATCTGTTGTTCCTACTGCAAGATCCTCATCTTCTTCATCTTCTGGCGGTGCAGACTCAGTTTCTGGATTATAGTATTCCAGTGCTTCAATTGCACCTTGAAGTTTCAGTGCTGTGGATTCATTAGCACGCATTTGTTCTCCAAGTCTTTTATTCTCTTCAATCAATGCAGCGAAACGTTCTTTGAATTGTTGAAGCATTTCGTCTTGAGAGACTTTTTCAATCGTCATAATGTTTTACTTTGATTTTGGACTAACGTTAGTAAGAGAGATTTAATATCACTCATATCAGATTTTAGATCAGAAACCTCTTTTTGTAAAGCTCTCTTCTCCATTTCTTCTTGTTGCCTCTTATTGTAAGATGCCATATATTTATCATATTCATCTTGACTACCTTTTAGGATAGCATTGGAAGAAGGATCTCTATAGACACCCTCCTTCCCTTCAACTGGAATTAAATCTTCAAAATCGTTCATTAGGTTGCAAGTGCGATAGCGCGAAGGTCTGCGATTAGTGGGATTCTTGCTTGACTGGTAGATTTCATAACAATCTTAAGTTGGAATGCGTTGAAATTCAAACCACTTACTTCATAGTAATAATCTTTCCAAAGAATTTCTTCTGAAGGAGAAGCGTCATATTGTAGTGGTAACGGCATCAAAGTCCAACCAAGAGAATTGATATCATCATTTGTACCAGTGCTAAATGCTCTGTAGTAAATTCTAACCTCTGCTTCTGGTGGTCGTGACATTTGGAAGTCGACTCTCAGAGATCTAGATTCTCTAATCAGTCTAGCAAGTCTTGTAATATATACACAATCATTCTGATCACCGAAAGGTAATGTAGAAACATCTTGTGTGCGATCAATCTGACCTTGCTGTCCATAAGGTGATGGACCACCAGGCCAATTATTGATTCTATTACTTGTAGTAATTAGTGAGCATCTATCAAGGTCAACAACTGGAGAAAGAGTTGACTTTGTAGTAGAAAGATCAATGGCCATTGTTAATGATTTTTGACCATCCAGTTTTGCCAATTCATTTACTTCAGAACAAATCAGTTTGGGATTTGGGAAGAAATTTAGATCATTAATAGTAATAGTTTGATAAGAACCATCATTAACAAAAGAGTTTTGGTCGCGAGGTGTAGATCCACCTTCACCACCACCATCACCAACAGAGGTTCCTGTTGTAGTATTAATCCTAGAAGTGATAGTAGTTTCAGGCATATTCATGACAGAAATCGTTGGCGTCAATGTTTCAAACTGAGTATTTTGTGTTGCAAATACTCTATTGCCACCTGCACGAATACCACTATTAGCAACACCTGCCATTTGAAGCATATAAGTATCCATCCAAGGACATTCAAGACTTGTATGAGTCTTATTAATATCGATTAGGGGAATACCGTCAAGATTATAACACTCAACAACAGCACCAGATGAATGTGTTACATCTGATGTTCCATTAGAACCTCTTCCAGAAGTAGCAACAGTAATTGTTTTACCATCAGAAGAAATGGCAGAGTATTTAATAATTTCATTATCAACTTTGACATAACCAGGATTGGCATCACTAATTGCTGCACCATTGACAACTTTGTGGAAGGTTGATGAATCAGTTACTGACAAACTAGTAGCAGCTGCTGCTAGAGCACTAGTGAGAGATGATGGAGAAACTTCAGAAACTACACCTTCAATCTTCACATTATTTTGTCTACTATGCATACCATGATTTCTATGGTAGATGAGAATTTCTTGCTCATCATTTGCATAATTAGGTGCTGAAGAAAGATATGCACCAAAGGAATCACCACTTTCTAAACAGGATGTAACTGTTCCAGTCCAACCACCAGTCTCACTCACACTTTCAGTATCTGTAAATGCACCAGTGATATAGTGAAGAACCAGATTGGCAGAACCATCCCAAGTCTTAACAATACCAATAGATCCAGAAGTTGCACCAGTAACAATATCACCAACTTCTAGTGTTCCAGTGGCACTACCTACAACCATAGTTGCAAGTGCCTCAGAGGATCTTAATAAGAAAGTAGTAGTTGTTCCTTGCAACCAATTACCAGAAACGTCGTTTACAGTAATCTTATCAATTACAGAACCTGAAGTAGTAGAACTAACAACAGTTGCTTGTGCATTTGATGTTTGCTGAAGTAAACGAGCACCTTGACTAAAGGTGAATTGATCGGCAGCTAAACCAGCACTAAGAACAAGTTTTGGTTTAATAGTTTGAATTGGATTATCAATTAATCTATGAACTCCGTTATTACCCCTACCTTGAGGAGTATTATTGAGAACAACCGTTCCCTGAGTTTGATTAAAGTTCGCACGATAAATCGTAAACTTCAAATCTTCATACTGGTCAGCAGTCCATGTAGATGCGTTCTGAGACTTAAACAGAACACCAGCATATGGTTGCTCAGAGATTGTTCTAGTTCCAGTTACATCAACGTCTCCCATTCTAGAGATCCAAACTTGATATTCGTTTGAGTCCGATAAGAGAACAAAGCAATATTCAACAGACGCCTTAATATAAACAGGTGCTCTAAATGTGAACCTAGTAGGAACTGCAGCACTTGTAGAAATATCAATTGTATCTGGAGTAATTGTAACATCAGAGAAGGGTAGAATAGTCTTTGTTGGATAACCATTCTCCATAGTACGAATCTGCATAGAGATTGGAATATTTGTATCTTTAGTATTAAAGAATACATCTACACCACTCAAGAACATACCACCTTCTTCTTCAACGATAAATGATTGTGCAAGAGGGTCATACCAACCGATCTGCCTTTCCTCTACCCTAGTTGTTTGGACAACTCTATCTTCAGAAACAGTATCTCTAACCAGTTCGGCATTACGAACCGCCAAAACATTTTCCTGGACCGTTTGAAGTGTACCAGTTGCAGAATAAGTTGTATCTGCAGATGAATCGACCGTACCAGGTGCCTTACTATTTTCGTCTGATGTTGTGAATCTAAAGGTTCTTGTGCCAGTTGCCCAACGTGGATTTGCATCATTCTTTGGAGAAGGAATGAACAAACAACCTTGAAGATTACCAACGTTATCTGTTAATAAACGACGATCTTGAACGACTGCAACTGCACCAGAAGTTTGTCCAGTTAAGAGTTCTCCAACCTGAATATTACCAAAGTAATCTGGAGATACAGTCTCCGAAATTGCAGATATATCATGATTCAGATATGCAGTTTGAGAGGAGTATGATGTGGGAAGTACTTCTGTACCTTTACCATAAGGATTAGTCTTAAGACCATCATCAGGAGCAACAACTTTTAATTGAGCACCAGAATTAGAACCAATAACAGTCTCACCCACAACGAAAGGAGTTTCGTTAGTTCTAGAATCAGTTGTAGAGTTTTTGATAATTTCAATAACTTTAGGGGTGATATAAGTAGTTACATCGACTCCATCAAAGAATGCATACATTCTTGTGCGTGGTTTCATACGATCAACATTGAAACCAATATTACGTGAACGAATCCAAGGAATAGCACTTCTAGAAAGAACAGTATCACCTAAAGATCTACGCTCAATCTTAGGAACAACTCTTGTACGGACACCTTGACGTGCCTGATTGTTAACAACACGGAAGGTTGTGCGCTCATGTAGATAGAAAAGTCCTTGTCTACGCTGACCATGACCAGCACGACCTAACTGACGACCAACACCATATGTACCTGATTGCGATGTTGCTTGAGATGATGACAATGTAGTTTCACCAGTCCAGTTTGTCTGCCAAGATCCCCACTGAATAGGAGCAAAACCATCTTGATCAACTTGCATATCTGCAGATACTGATGAGAAATCCCCTTCAATATTTTCTACCCTAGCTGGCATACGATCAGTATCGATCCAATCATCTGATGCAGGTGTTAAATCAATACGACCAATAAATGTAAATACGTTGAATGGGTTTACATTTTCAGTCCTAGAAGCATATGGTTGTGTGACGATTGCTACATCATCGTAAGGAAGCATCAGGACATTTCCTTCAGTCTTAACGATATTTGTAGAATCTTCTTCATTATATTGAAGAGCAACATTAGTAGTGTAATGTTGAGCGCGTAACTGACCCTCTTTAAAGTCAAGGGAGCATTTATAATCAGGACTAAAGACAGCACCAGTAGTATGATCAGTAAAGTCATCTACTACATAACCATTCTTAAGTCTATCAAAACCATTTTCATCGTAGGTTTTTGTATTTTCTGCTTGCGATTCAAGTAAAGATAGGGATGTATAATATTCTACATGAGTTAGTCTGGTTTCCAGATCACCAATGTCCTTCATTGTATATCGTCTAATCACTTCAGTAGTGATAAGAACATCCCTTTCTGGATCAAACACATATGGTTTGTATTCAATTGATGCTAAGAGCATCGCATTTTCAACTTTTGGAGGGGGAATCAAGAAATATCCCGAAACACCTTTACTTACAATTAGTTTGCCGTCATGAGAGAGATATAATTTATCAATTCTAGGAAGATACCACGAATAGTCGCACCTGAATGAAGAATCGACTTCCATGATATCAAAGATAGTGGCACCACCACTACCACCTGTTGTATTAAAGACCCTAGAAACAAAGTCAAAAGTTGTACAATTTACAAAGAATGGAGCACTAACAGTTCCACTACCATTTCTCAGTTCTTGAACAGCAGGACGGAAATCAATTTGATCTCTAATATACTTAATAGAACCATCCAACTTGTAGTTTGGAATTTCTTTATATGAAATGCCACTATATGACTCGGCAGAGAAATAATCACCAGATGCTTCATGACTTAGATAGTCAAAAATAACAAGTAGTCTTCTCGTGGGTGCAACTGTAGAGGGGAGACGAACGAGTTTAGAAACATCATAGAAGTTAGTTCTTTGACCAGATTCAAGACTGAACTGATCTGTGATAACTTTACTTCCAACAAATGTAGAATCTTCGCCATCATCGATGATACCAGTAACTGCAGTACCAGCAGTATTAAATCCATTAACAGTCTCACCAGTAAGGAAAGGAATTTCATTCAATCCAACATAGTATAGTTTTAAATCTGAGTTGGAGAAAGAGATAACTCGTCCTCTTGCACCAGATGTTTTACCGATAATGAGAGTACTTGCAGCAAAGAATACAGACTCTGTTAGGACAACGTATGGAGACGATGCGTCATTCTCATTAAATGATTCATAAATTGCATGAACTTGGTAAACATCATTTACACCAAAAGAAATGTCTTGATCTTGGACTCTAGTTCCATACAAAGAACTATAGAGCAATCCTGTAGGTTGTTCAACTAAGTCTTCCTCCGATTTGAAGACTTTAAGTGCCTTCATCTTAGATGCGGTTTTAATCTTTTTAGTTACTGTGTTCTTAGAAACAAGTGCCGTCAGAGTAACAGTTGCAACACTACCAAGACCACCAATAGATAGAGATTGGTTACCAGAACCAAAAGTTACAGTTAAAGCACCAAGGTCAACTTCGGCATCAAGATTGACGTTCTGACCATTTGAATACACACCAGAACCACCATTAGCGATAATGGTAAGGATATAGTTGTCACTAGACAACGCACCAAAAGATTCTGTTTCTGGTAAAGTAAAGGTGATAGCACCAGTTGTTACAGTTTTTGATGCAAAGTTTCTATAAACAAAGAACGATTCGTCATCCAAAGACTTCATTGTGTCTTCTGGAAGGTCAAAAGAAAGTTCTCCGTTTTGATAATCTTTTTGGAAAATGAATGGACGTAATCTAACCAATTCTCCATACTGACCATCATTAACAGTACCAACTTTTAAAGTACTATCAATTCTTGCAATTTGATTTGCAAAATCAAAAATCTCACTACTTGAAGGAACAGTAGATTTTTTATTAAGTGCTGTAGTTGCAATAGCAGCAGGATCAACTCTCAAAACACGATGGGTGTTTGTTCCTTCAAGGTCAGAAAGTGTCGGAGTAACGACATCACCAGGTCTCAAATCTTTTTCAAATCTTGTACGGAAACCAGTAATATCGTTATTACCAATAGTAGCAACATCAAAAGTTGCATTACCACCACCACCTGAAATTGTAATAGTTTCGTCAACTGCATATCCAGTACCAGCAGCATTGATAGTTACTGCAGTAACAGCACCTGCACTCGCTGTAATATCTACAGTTAGACTAGAACCCCCGCCACCAGTTGTAGCAACACCTGTAGCAGTTGTATATCCAGTACCACCAACAATGGTGTCTACAGTAAGAACATCACCTTGAGTCTGGTCAATATTAACTGTGGAGGACTCAATAGGTCGGGAATCATTTAAAATCCAATTTGCGCCAAATCTAATATTACTAGATCCATCTTTACCAAAGGAAGATTTTGCATCAGTTAATTTATAACTGTGTGCTGCTTCCAGAGTACCAACATCTCTACCATTAATATCAAGGATTTCACCATTAGAGAAAACACCAGACACATGCTCAAGATAAATGTAATGTGACCCATTACCAGTATCCGCAATATATCCTGTAGCACCAGATGTTTTACCAGTAACTCTAGTTCCAGAAACATATGGAGTAACTGCATTAGCGATGTTTAACACCGTAAACATCTGAGCATCGAAGAACCAAAGATCATAAACACCATCAGCAATTGACGGTTCAATTCCGAACGGTGATGTTGCTGCTAAAGCAGTGCTAGATTTTTGTAATTGAATAACTCTACATCTACCGATTCTATTAGCACCAGTTTTTACTGCATTAGTTACATTTGGTTCCCAATCGTCATACAGATCAAGAATCTGATATGCATCACTTACACCATCACCAGAAACTTCTGGCCATCCATATACATCATACACTTTGATAAAGTTGCCAAGATTGAAGTTGACAATACCATTCTGGCGTTTTTCAAAATCTCTTGGTTTATCTACATCAACATATTGAGGTGAAATAAACTCACTTCTATAACCTCTAATATATGCCTTACCAGGACTAACTTCAATTGCTAATTTACTATCAGTTGCTTCAAATCCTTGAGCAGATGTTTGTCCCTGTTGATAAACACCATTATTAAATCCATCATTAAGATGCTCACGCATCGTAACATCAAATGTGTCAATTACATAATCACCAGACTCCTCGTAAGTACGACGAGCCATAGATTTTTCTAACTCACTATATTCAGTTCTTTCAACAAAACTTTCAACTCTACTATTATTAATTCTTAGTAATTCAATAAAATTCTTATCTGCTTCATCCGAAATCAGTCTCTTAACAAACTGAGTTTGAATTTTAAATCTATGAGCACCTGGAGCAGAGTAATTAGAAGTTCCTGCAGCATTATCATTTAGAGATTCGTCATCTTCTGGAGTGACAATAGACTCAAGAATATCGAGACCAACCCTATAAGAAGGAGTGTTTGTGTACTGATCAAGAATGATATAAGAAGATGGTACATTCACAAAATGACCACGGATATAATATACACCTTCACTAATATAAGCAGTAGATCCAATTGCAGTGGCATTAACAGGAAGGAGTTGTGCAAAGGGAGTACCAATTTCAATCAGAGTTGAACCAAAAGTAATCTCACTATCTGTAATTAACTGTTCATTAATCTGGAACGTCTTTAGACCTGTTTCAGATGTTGTATCTCCAGAATCAATATACTTAACATATAAAGTGATATAACTTCTTTCCGATTCTGTAGCAGAGATACTGTATAGAACTTTTGCTCTGACACCTGTGGTCAGTCCTTCAATAATAGTTCCTGTTAATTGACTTCTATAAGTCTCAACATCACTACCTAAAAAAGATTCTTGTAGTAAAACTGCTTGAACATCCAAGTCATAACCCACTTGGCCAGGAATGACCATCGCCCCATCTTTGAACAGATGAGTTCCAACAGACTCTACTTGATTTTGCAGAATACTCTGCATTGTGCTAAGTTCTCTCGCCTGAATTGGAAATCCAGGTCGGAATAGCACCCTATAAAAATTATTATCCTTATCGAAGTCGTCGTAATAAGGGGTGACGTTTAGATTTGTGTTTTGTGCCATTAGAACTCGATTACGATTTTGATGTCTTCTACTTGGTCGTTTGCACGACTAATTGCTCTTCTATTATCTATATAAACAACCTGACCACTATTTGGTTCAATCTCGGCTTTTGCAAATCCGTTATTAAATCTCATACCCAAGTCATATTCAGTGTTGTTAATAGTTCTAGAAGAAGAATTTGGTACTGCGGGAAAGTTTACGTCTGGTTGACCTGATGCACCAGAAGTTGCTCCACTAATTACATTGGAACCGTCAAACTCATTTTGTGTGCCTGTAACTTCAGGGAAAATTCCATCAACAGAGTTCTGGTAATATTTTAGAACTTTTGTTATTGCATTCCAAGAAATAACACGACCACGAGCAGTAACGTTTGTTCCACCAACAACTCTAGTTTGAGTAATAATTTCGTCAGGAACATAGTTCCCTTGAAAAATTGGTGAAAAAATAACTGCTTTAGTTGCAGATACCGTTAGATCTGAGATGAGTTCTGCTGTTCCAAACTTAAGAGGATTTGTTACAAGACCAATACGACGATAGTCATTATCAATAGGGAAATCACCAGCACCTTCATCATATGATAGTTTAGCGTTGATCATGACACGAAAAGCGCCAATTTCAACAGCAGAATCATTACCGTGTCCATTTGGTGGAGGAATGATAACATCAACTTCTCCACTAGTTCCTGTTCCAATACCAGTGATAGCACCAATACTGATTTGACCGAATGTATATCCAGTACCACCAGAAGTAACTGTGGCTGATGTAATCTTACCACCATCAACAACGATGGAAACACGACCGCCAGCACCATCACCATTAATGGCAACATTATCATAAGTTCCGTTGTTATAACCAGAACCAGATGAGTTAATTACAACAGTATCAATTTCACCACCAACAGCATTTGTTTTTACCGCGTCATTGGTAAAGACGGGCATGTAATCGTTGGAGAAAAACTTAAGAACCGAAGCAACTGGAATAGTGTACATGTACTTCCAACGATATCCATCGCCAGTAGTAATAATACTGGTGGAAGTACCAGTAGGTTCAACAGTAGAAGGTTTTCCATTAGGATCAGAAGGAGATGTTCCGTTGTAAATACACTTATATACTTGATATTGTGAATTTACAACATAAAAATCTGCATCATATAGTTTAGTGGCACCAGAGGAGGCAGTCTTACTAGGAGAATAGTCATGACGATACATATCGTAGGTAAAACCTAAACCACCAGTGGTTTGTTCGGGAGATACCCAATCAATACGTCGACAAACCTGAATAGTGTCCGCAGCAAGGACTCTCTTCAGGGAAATCATATCGTCATATGAATTAGAAAACTCCGAGAAGGAGTCAACTGCTTGAGGGGGAGAATTTTCATTATCCCAAGACTGAGGTCTTCCAATGAAAACATAAAGTCTATCACGATTAGATCCTGCTAAAGAATCAGATTCAGTCGCATTGGGACCTTCAAGTGCCTTGATGAATTTTCTCGCAGAGAAAATTCTAAATTGATCAGTTAGTAGGGCTGCCATTTCCTAGGGGTACTATTATCCTTCTTGTTTATTTATGAAGGTTACGAACGAGCATTAGATATGTATTCAATGCTCTTAATTCTATAAGATGCTCCACTATTACCAAGGATCTTTTCACCACCCATAATTGCATATCCACTAGCACCTGAACCTGTGGTATCTCCGCCAGCATTTGTGAATGTAATTGTTGGGTGTAAGTTATATGTTCCATCAATAGTTTGTGGAATACCATAACCACCATTAGTTAATGTAATGCTAGATACTTGGTCTCCTGCAGTAGTCATAACTACAGTTCCAACCGCTTGTATATCTCCAGTATTCTCGACGGCGATTGTTGGTGGTGCTGTATAGTTTGTTCCAGGATTTTGAATATACACATCAACGATAGTGCTTTTCTCTGAGAATTGATATAAGTAACCTGCCTCACCTACAGAAACATTCCCAGTATTAAATGGAATGATAGATTGAACTTGGAGAATATTTGTGTTTGGATTCCAAGAAACAACAGTTCCTTTAATACCAGAGACTTCTCCAGTTACAACTTCATTGACGCTATAGTTTTGTCCATTACCAAATGAAGGGTCTACAGTAATGTTGACTAGAGCAGTATGATCGGTTCCTTCATTAAGACCACCTGCTGTAGAGATAGCAGCATATCTAAATGGTACATTTGCATCCTTAATAGCATCTCCAACTTGGAATAGTGTTGTATTTGTACCACCTTGTGTTTCCTCAATGCCATAAAGTGAATTATAAATTCCACCATCTAGATTGATTTGATTAGCATATTCTGTTGCTGTATTTACCAAATCTGGAATGCCATCCCCAGCGCCAGACTGTTCATCATCATCTTCAAATATCTTATCCGTTAGAGTTGTAATTGGTGTGGTCAATAAAGTAATTGTAGATCCTAATTCAACTAAAAGCACATGAGGTTCTTGCCCAAACGCGGTACTATTTGAAACTCCTGCATCAAATTGAACTGTTGCATCCTCTGTAGAAGGAATACCACCATCAATGAATGCAAGTTCATCAATTTCAAAAACAAGTAATAATTCTCTAGTAGACGAATTCCAATCATATACTTTAGCAATTTTATTTGATGCGCTCTCAACTCTACGAATAAGTCTATCACCAACATTAAATTTATAAGTTGAAACACCAAACTGATCATTTTGAGCATCATCTAATATTACTCTTTGGTCATAATTAAAATTAACTCCACGAGTAAGACCCGAAAACTTTTCATCAGTTTTTGAAGTATATGCAATAGTCTCATAATCAAGAATGAATTCTCCAGATCCTGGAAAAGCAGTAGTTGATTTTACATAAATTTCAGAGTCATCTGGAAGAACATCTTTTGACAATCCAGTCAAGAAAATGGTTGAACTATTATTGGATTGACGAGCTCGTGTTCTACGTTTTAGATTAACTAGTCGAGTAAAGATAACATTAGGTGAAGATGTATATCCATCACCCTGATCGGTGACAGTGATACCTGTTATTTCACCTTGGTTAATTGTGGCAAATGCTTTTGCTCCAATACCACCACCACCAGTCAAGAGAACGAATGGAGGTTCTTGATAGAACTCACCAGGATCTGCAATACTAATTGTTGTTACTTTACCAGTGATGTCAATCTTGGCAGCACCTTTAGCATCCTGTCCACCACCACCTTCAAAAATTACTGTAGGTGCTGTAGAATAACTTCTTCCAGGATTTAAGAGTGTGAGACCAGTTACTGTTTGTACTGTAGGTGTTCCTGTTGCACCAGATCCTTCACCACCCAATATCTTTGCCTTTGCCGATCCAAAGTAGTTATCACCGTTTCTTGACATCTTGATGTAGGAAACGCCACCAGTATCATCTAAAACAACTTCTCCTGCTGCTCCATCAGGGAATGTGTTTGGGAGCGAAGGAACAACATCACCTTCAAATATCGGAGTTCCGTAATACTTAGGACCGATAGCATATGGATATACAGGATTTCCACTACCATCTTCAGTCATAAAGTATGCATATGTTCCATTTGGATACTCTGGTGTTACAGCAAACTTACCATTAAATGCATCCAGTGTCCCAACACCAGAATCGTAAATATAATCCTGAACAAGATCTCCTAATACATAACCAGATTGAACAGTTCTAAGACCTAATCCCGAATTACTATATCCGAAAACATAAAGTGTAGGTGGTGCTGTAACAGGAACAGTAATTCTAGTTTCTCTTGTAGTTGCACCATTAAAAGCACTGACATATTCTGCAAATGTAGAAACTGCAGATCCATCAATATAATATTCGACGCCCAATGTATACAAGAATGAAGTCTGTCCAATTGCTGGTGGATCACCAACACTGTGCCAACCATCCTCAGTTTCACTAATTAATAAAAATTCTGCATCATTGGAAGAATCATTTTGATTAAAAATATGTGTTTTACCCCTTTCAAGGGACAAGAAATTTGGTCTAGACCCATCAAATAAAAATTCACCATTAGAAACTGTTATTGCATAAGTAACTGATGAAACAGTATTTACTTGAGGTCTAGTACCAGGAAGTTCAGCATTCGTCCTTAAACGAAAAGAAGATACTTCTCTTGCAGCATTACCGCTTGAATTGTATCCATAAGGTCCATAGATAGGATAACCATCATAAGACATGCCAAGAATTTTAGAATGCCCATCAAGATGACGACTATAATCTAAAGTTGCTCCCGTTCCGAAATAATTTTCAACATAATAATTATTGATTATAGGTTCAGCACTGGTATCAGTATCGATAGTAATATAACCTTCATCACCATCATAACCAGACATATTGGCATGATGTTTACAGAAATAATAAATTCTATTAGTTTCATCAGAATTCATTATAAAGAGTGGAGCATACTCATTTTCATAGTCTACAGATGGTGCTGCAGATGCTCCTGTACTCTGATAATATAGAACTCCAGGTGAATCATTATGAATTCCGTCAGAAGTTATACTGAACTGTATTGGATGTCCTACACCTTGAATATTAGATGAATCTGATTGATTAAATTTAATTAAAGAATTTTGCTTTACTTTAATATTATCGGGTGCCAAATAATACTGACCAGGAGAAAATGGACCAAACTTTTCAGCATCAACTCCAAAATCAATATAATAAACATTCAGAGAAATTGGTGGTGAAGTAATTGTGAATGTAAATCCATTAGAACCTAAACATCTATCATTTTCAGCAAAAACTTCTGCAGTGGAAACTGATCTGAGATAAATTCTAGTAATATTATTTAAATCATCTCTAGCAATTTTTGCAACCTCCCCTCTTGCACCACCACCAATTTCATCAACTATTCTACCAATACTAATATTTCCTAATGTTTCATCAACATTAGAAACATCTAGCATAATATTTCCATATTCAACCTTAATATTCCAAGTGTATTGTTTTAGTTTACCCCACTCAAATACACCATTTGCTGTAGAAAATTCATCAATGACTTTACTAGATTGATAATATCTTACATTTCCCTCAGTTACTGTATCATAAACAGTATTAGATTTTATATAGTCATACTTTACAGAATCAATAGCAAAATTAGTCGGTGCATTGCCTGCAGTACCCCATTCAGGAGTATGGAGTAAACCACCATTTGCAAGAATTCCTAAAACTTTATCCGTCTGTTCCGCTCGGATTCCTGCATCAGGAGCATCTTTACCACCACGGTAAATAAATGTCTGATCAAAATTTCTATCTACTAATGGTCCTCCAGATGGAATTGATTCCGTTTGAGTCCAGGTTGGTTTAGGATCATTATCAGAGAAAATACGAAGTCTATCTGTATCAACAGCAAATGTTCCAATAGTAGGTGAGTTTGGATTAGATTGCCAAATTTTATTTATATTAAAAGATGAAATTACGTTTGGTGTTTCTTGCTCAGGGAAAAATCTCAATCTTAGAGGATCATACCCTCTTCCCCTTTCTAAAACTCTAACATGCGTAATTCTACCAGATGCACTATCAATAATAGGATACAAAAGTGCTTCTTGGTCTGGAGTTCCACAACCAGTTACAGTTAAACGAGGGGGATCTGATTGTGAATAACCAGATCCACCATCTACTACTCTTATCGCACGAACACCGAAAATCTCATCAAAGATTGGTTCGATGGCAGCACCTGATCCAGGAACAGTTCTTGTCATTTATATCAAACGATAACGTTAATAGTGCCATTCATCTGTGCATGAATGGTGCATTGATAATAAAGAGTGTTTGGAGCATCCATTGGGATTGTAAAGTACAATACCGAAGTTCCACTACCAGTTTGACCTGTAGTATATGGAGTTCCTGTTAATCCCTGAGTGCTTTGAACTCTAAATGGGTGTTGTCCCCCATTTGTACTATTGTCAAAGGCATATGTCATTCCTCTCATCACATAGAGAGTGGGATCACTTGTGACTCCAGAAAATCCAGGACCATTAAATGTAAAGTTATTAGCACCATCAGCACCCAGTTCCCACCAAGTAAGTGGACTACGAGTCACAACCCAATCAGTTCCATTCCAATATAAAGAATCGCCTTGAGTGATACCAGTAACATCAGTATCAGTTAATGCAGCAAGAGTTGTAGTAAGAGTACCATTGAAACTTACTGTTAGTGTATCACCAGTAACTTGTGTGGCAATATTAGTACCACCAGTAATTGTTAATGTATCGGAAGAAGTATTAGCAGTTGTACTTCCAGTATCCCCCGCAATGGTAGCAAAGATATTCTGTTCTCCTGCACCAGCTACATCATCAGCAGGAACAAAATTAGTTCCATTCCACTTCAGTACTTGGTTAGTTGTAGGAGCAACAGTTGTAACATCAACATCAGACAGAGCATCAATCCCAGAATACTCAGTAAGAAGTTTTGCTCTAGTATCACCAACACCACCAGAAGTGATGTTCATGTTCACATATGGATTATCATCACCATCAACTGTAAAGAAATAACCAGGTGTAGATGCTGCAGTAGGGGCATTACCTAATGTAGTATATTCATTTTTATAGGAAATTGTCGATCCTACACTAACACCACCAGTAGCACCATCAAAAATAGTAGTTAAACTTCCAGTGGTAATTCTAACGTCACCTGTTCCGTTTGGAGCAAGAGTAATATCACCATCAGATGATGAAATGATAGAATTACCAGAAACGTCTAATGCAGATGTTAATGCATTGAAATTACCAGGAGAAAATGATGACCCATCATATTTTAAAACTTGACCCACTGCGGGATTTAATACAGAGATGCCCAAAGCAGACCCATTACCAATGGCGGTATATAGTTCATTAAAATTATCATTAATTTTGTCACCGCCACTCCTTAGAGTATCACCTGTATTGTCATTGGCAACTGTGCCAATGTTTAGGGATTGTTTAGCCATTACTCGCTACAATTTTTAGTTATTTATGAGATTACTTCAGGGTCAATTACCTCTTCCCCATATAAGGAGATATCTGGTGCAGTCCAATCATCAGGAACTGTTGTTTCAACGTTCACATCTGGATTTTGATATCCAGTTCCAGTGTCTGTAACAGTAACACCAGCAACACCAATCAATGCCCTAACTTGACCTTCAAAACCAGAGATAGAGTCAAGTCTTACTGTAGGTCTAGAAGTATATCCAGATCCACCAGCAGTGATTTGTACCTTTTCAATAAATCCTGAAGTGAGATTGGCAGTTGCTTGTGCGTTCTGACCGAATACAGATCCAAGATAATCAAATGTAATTAAAGAGTTTGAAGACTCAATAACAGCAACCTCACGATCACTAACTTCACCTTGAATATCTATGAAGTCACCTGCTTCAACTGGAGGTACAACAACATCAGCATCAACGTCTGCCTCAGAACCAACGTATGAGAATGCAACGAAAGTAGATCCGAATCTAGGAATCTCCGAGAAGATGATTCTAGAACCAACAATCTCAAAACCAACTCCAGGTTCCTGAAGAACTCCATTGATAGAAACAATAATATTATTTTCAGGGCGGATAGTTGAAGATTGAACACCATCTGTAAGTGTAAGAGAGTAGAATATCTCATCTCTTCTCAAATTGAAGGATTGGCGTAATGAGTCAAACTCGAATGAAATATCATCCAATTGTCTTAACTTACCAATATAGAATCCAGTAAAGGAAGATCCAATATCAGGTGGTTCGGAGAACTGAATCTTATCAGAGAACGCAGTATATGCAGCACCCGCACCAGGTGGTTGTAGAATGCCATTGATGAAGATTAGCATATGACCTGCAGGATCTGGTAGATACTGAGTGCCCTTCTCAGTGGTAAGATTGAAGGTAGTTTGAACACCGTCAAATCCACGGAAGAATCTCTTAACTCTTGCTTTCAGAATCTTTCTAGTAAGAACACTTGAACGATAACCTTGTGGACCTCTTAGACCATCTCTACCAGTAAACGTTCCAATAACATTTGTTAGGTATAATCTCTTACTAAGTCCAACATCACGAACATCTTGCACAAGACCAGACGCTGCACCTGCAACAGTAGTTCTATTGGAAACTGTAGCAGTTCCCTGCAGAACAGTTTCACCCAATCCAAAATCACCAATAATATCTGTGATATTGAAAGAACCCTGTATTGGTGTGACATATATGTAATTATTATCAAGATCAACTTCGGTAATAGTTCCATATACGCTGGTGTCTTGTACACCACCACTAACCATTCTATAAAGTTTATTACCAACTTGGAATAGATCGAGAGTGGCATCTACAGAAACTGTTAATCTGAGATATCCGATAGAGGCAATTCTATCACCAACACTGATATCAAGACCTGCATACTTCTTAACTTCAAGATATTCTCTAGAAGACTCGGGATAAACAACTGATGTAGTTTCAAGAGATCCTAATAAAGTCTCAGTATCAACAGTTAGAATACCACCAGTATTATTAGTAACAGCAGACTGATTAACTGTATAAGAAATGGGTTGTGCAGACTCGGTGCTAGTATATCCTTTGAATGAAATATCTTCTTCAAAAGATCCTCTGACGTTGATAACGTGTAAGCGATTTTCAATGGCACTTACTTGTGCTGTAGTGGTATTGGTGGCACCTTCAATAATATCAGTGATTGACCAAGTTCCAGCAGTAACAGCAACATCGAGATACTTATAGTTTTCATCTTCATAGAATCCATAAACAATACCAGTTATGCTGCCATCACCTTGCTTTTGAACCACTTCATTCATTGTGAAAGGTCCATCAGTAATATTACCATCAATTCGGAATCTCTTATATGCTTTAGCAACCTTAGCTTCATTTATAGCAATTGTTTGAATCTCTGCATAGGTATCTTTATCAAGGGAATAGAAATAATCAGATCCAATAAGTTCACCACTAATTCCGACAGGAATATCTCTAGTTCCATAAGATTTAGTTTGAATTGTAATTGAATTTGTTAAATCAACATTAGTGTAATGATTACTAGATTTTAATTGTTCTTCAATGATATCAATATTGCTTCTGATGAATCCCATGACAGATTTTCCATCATAGTTAGCACCAGCAGTAGAATCGTAGAATTTGTAGAATCCTGAAGTAGGAGATGGACTTATTAGATCATTATCCAATGCTCTTCTAAAGAAATCCTGTAAGAGATCTAAAGTAAATTTCTTAATATTATATTCAACATTTGCATAAAATTCTTGACCAGAAACAGCAACATATGTTCCCAAGACTTCATTCGATAACTTAGCGCCCCAAGCAAATACACCTGGTCCACCAGTAATATCTAAAAGATAAATGGATCCTGCATTTGAATTTTGATCATCTCCTCCTGAAGCAGCAATATAAAGATTGCCGCTAATAAGTGTTACTGCACTACCAAATAAATCTGCAACGTTGGCATCAAATGCGCTTTCAATAATTCCGTTAGTCCCATCTAAATCATACAAGAACACCAAACCTTGAGTAGCAACTCCACCACTAGATAATTGATCGTTAGGGGCACCAACAGCAACTTTACCATTATCAATAGTCATTGAATGACCAAACTTGATTCCTGCAGCACCACCACCATCACCACCAGCGACGGGAGTCAACTCTACTTCATTAGTACCATCTAGATCAAACACCCATGCTCCACCTCTAGCAGCATTACCACCGACTGTCATATTGGGAGAGAAAACACCAATCTTATTATCACCAATAACTACACCATAACCAAATTGATCCCCTGTTGAAGAACCCGCATGAGTGAACTTAACTTCATTTGCACCATCAGCAGCATCATAAACATAAACAGCACCTGTGCTACTTGTTTCACCAAGAGCACCAACAGCAACTTTACCATTTCCAGCAGCGACTGAGAATCCGAACCTATCACTAGCAGCAGCATCGGATGCTTGAATACTATATTCAAAATTACCACTTAAATCATAAACACATACTGCACCTTGTTGTGCTTGATTGTTTGCTGCACCACTCCAACCGTTAGCACCGATGTAGACTTTATTGTTGAAGATAGCAACAGATTGTCCAAAGTAATCGTTAGATCTTTGGGTTAGATCAGAAGTACTCATATCAATTTTAACTTCATTACCACCATCTAAATCGTAGATGTAAACTCTGCCTGCATTGGCAAGACCATTCATAGTTTCGCCATATGCACCAATAGCAATCTTACTATTTCCAATTGAAGTAGCATTTCCAAAGTAAGCGAAAGAAGATTTAACACCAGGGAAAAGTTGAACTTGATTTGAACCATCTTGATCATAAACATATACGGTTCCATTACTAGTAAGACCATCTGTAGATGCTAGACCTGCACCAATGACTACTTTTCCGTTTCCACTAGACATACTCTCAGCAGTTCGACCAATTTGGGAATTGTTAGCGAGTGCAGGAGTAAGTTTGATGTCATTTGCAGTTCCTGTAAAATCAAGAAGTGCTGTTGTATTACTCAGAATATTGAGTTTATTGACAAGAGTTGCAAATCCAAAACCAAATTCTGTGGTAATGAACAATCTGTACCACCCATTACCAAAAGGAATTGCTCCATGCCCAGTAACAGTAAGACCAGAGGTAGTAAAGATACTTCCAATTTGTCCTGTGGTTAAATTGGCATTGAAATGTGCGTTCTCAGTGCCAGAATCTAAGAATACTGTAAATCTTACATTGTTATATTCAGATGCTTTTACAAACATAGACGAGGTAAATGTTTGTGTTGGATTAACCGCACCACTATCAAATTTCAATGAACCACTATCAAATTTAGATCCATCACTATCAAAGGTATCAAATGAAGTTAAACTATAAGATCTTTGAATATGATGTTGTCCTGTGGTTTCAGTAATTGCAATTTTTTCAGAAGTAATTGTATTATCAGGGGAAGTTCCTGTATTTACAGATACTTCAGTTAATGCTGTTGTCCAATTAGAATCAAATTGTTCTGGAGTTGTCCAAAGATTAGTAGGAATTATAGAACCTTCAATTAGAGAAGAAATTGCACTAGCAGTTTCGATGGTTTTGACATTAGAAGTATCATTGTACCATTCATGTACAACGGACACACCATTCTCACCAATCGTTGCCGAGGCACCAGATGGAGCAGTTATAGAATCGTCATCTGCAAAAATTGTTCCAACTAAGGAACCAATAATCATGGTGGATCCTGAACTATAAAGAACGGTTGCTGTTGTAGATCCATTAGTAATAGTTTCACCAGCAATAAATGTCCCGTAGAATGAAGAGAAAGTTAATGTATACGCAACTTGAGTATCTGTAGTGTTACTTGTTATGAAATCATATTCAATATTATTAACAATATCTTCAACGAAAGAATTGTATACCCAAGAATCTTGACCAAACTGATTATTTACACTAGCAGCAATTTCTTGCTTGTAATAGTTTTCATTAAATAAGATATTCTTAACTGCACTTCTTGCTTCAATTTTTCCTGGGAATAATGTATTCAGAGCAGTATCAAGAAGTTCTCTCATTCTACAGGAAACTGTATCAATGTCAGTTGGAGTAATTGAATCTCTATATGCAGTATTATTTGTAAATGCTGCAGCATATTGAGGACTAGTTACATTAGTGCCTCTATCATAGAGAAGATTTTTAATTGCTTTTTCACCAAGAGTTCTAATTTGCTCATTGGCAAAGAAGAATGTGTATAGTTCATTATCGATTGTGATAATTTTCAAATCAGTAGTCAAGAACTTCTGCATCTGAGTGATGGTACTATTATTACCACCAGTTTGAAGATCTGATATCATTGCAACAATAAGATCTTGAATATAACCAGAATAAACAGTTCTTGTATAAGTTGCTGCTGTAAATGTTCCGCTATTCAGACTATAACGAAGTTCAGTTCCAAGCAATCCAAGATTAGTTGCAGATGTTCCAACAATTTCTTCTGCGATGTATCCTCTGTTGAAGTACAATCTATCTGCAGCAGTATTGTAATCTAATCCAGTTGGTGCAATTAGATCATTGATAGCGTCAATTAAATTATCAATAGCAGTTTGTACATTTGCACACTGCCCACTATCATTAGTAATACCCCAATCACCAGTAATAATATTGTCTGTATTGGTATAATCAAGATCACCATTGATCGCTTGCTTCATATAGTAACCAAGTCTCTCATGTGCATATGCAGACTGCCAAACTTGAAGTCTGATATGTTGAATCTCATTAATGGTATTGAGATAGAATTTAGCAGCAGTGATTGTATTGTCATTACCACCATATTCAATATCATTTGCAATTTCACCAACGATAATAGCAAGGTCAGTCTTACAACGTTCTGTTCCTGCAGTACCACCACCAACATTTCTTGGCATAGTAGAAGCAAGATCTGGATATCTAGAAAGCATATCAGCAGATGCTTTATCTACGATAACTGAAGCGTTTGCACGAATTAAGTTTGCTGCATCACGGAATCTATAACGATCATCAGCACCAATACTATGTGCATAAACATAATCATTAGTTGCATCGTGATATGAGGATGTGAATGGAACTTCATAGTAAGCATCCACTGTTCCACCAACGAACTCAACAATAGGATCTACCTTTGTTATAGTGGCAATATGATCAGCATTAGCATCATTTGTTGTAGTTCCAATTGCCTCACTAATAGTATCCTCTACAATATCCAAGAGATTATTAACTGTGGATACAACGTCGGCACAATCAGATGTTGAATAATTCAAAACAGTTACTGCATCAGTATCTGCCGAGACGAATGTGTGAGGATATTGCTGTCCTACTGGTGATGCGCCAACATTCACAGTAAATGTGTTTGTTGTAAATGCATCAATTTTAATAGTGCTTTCATGTACTGGATCAGTTGCTCTAGGATAAGCATTAACACACACATCCCCATCTGAGGTACAAGTAAACTTCAGAGAACCTGGAGCAATTCTAATATAATCACTAGTTGTAAGTGCATGAGGAGTACCAAAGGTAAGTACCATATTTCCATTTTCAGGAGTGTATGAAACTGTACTTGGAGTTAAAGTTGTAAGTGTTGTATAGGAAGAATCTGTAACAGTTGCATCAGTAAATTGAGTAAGTCCATGACTTCCAGTAATGGTGATAGGAATATAGTTAATAATCGAGGACATATGACCTTGAATAGTTTGTAAACCAGTCAACAACTGATTATCATCAACTGTTGAATATCCAACAATACCACTAACAGGAGTTACGGTTCTATCAACTAATCCCGCAGAAATATCCCAGATGTGACTATTACTTCCATTACGCATATCCTCAATCAACTCAGTCAAGACTGACTTATATGTCAGAGCAAAATTAGTCGTGCTTAGGGACTGTGTATAATTCCAAACAAAAATTTCACCTGCAGATTCAGCATTATTGGGGTCAGCAAATTTACTACCAGCAATAACTCTATTATCGCCAACTGCAAGTGCAAAATCATCTCCAAGATAATCATATTGAGATCCTTGTTCTGTGGAGTTTAGAACAAGTTGATTTGTTCCATCAAGATCATAAGCATAAATTTTACCAGCACTAGGTTGTACAATACCAGAACCATTTGTTATTGATCTAATAGGAGCGCCAACAAATACCTTTCCTTGATTTACAGCAACCGATGCCCCAAAATTACCACCAGTACCATCAGTACCAGCAGATGAAAGGACAACTTCATTAGTACCATCTAAATCGTAGATGTATGCATTATTGCGATATTTTGCACCAACTGCAATTTTATTTTCACCGATAGCAACATGCCAACCGAATCTATCATTTTCAGCAGGCGAAGTATGATTAATTTTAACCTGATTCGTTCCATCAAGATCAAAAACATATACAGATCCAGTTGCTGAGGCAGTATCATCATCATATGGAGCACCAGTAACAATCTTATTATTTCCAATAGCAACTGAATGACCCAACTCGTCACCAGTAGCAGCATCAGAAGCAACAATCTTAAGTTCGTTAGTACCGTCTAAATCAAAGCGATATACAGCACCTTTGGAACTATCATTTCCATATGCACCAACAACCAAGTAATTACCATCAATAGCAACAGAATGTCCGAAATAATTACTTGCTGCAGCATCACTGGCAGTAACTTTAATTCTATTAGTACCATCTGCGTTAAAGATGTAGACTGAACCTGAATTAGTTCCATCATCAGAGTCAGATGGAGCACCAACTGCAACCTTATTATTGTTTACAGCAACTGAATAACCAAAAGTATCATTTTGTCCAGCATTTGAAGAACCTGCAGTTATCTTAACCTGACTTCCACCATTTAGATCAAAGATATATGCAGATCCAGAATTCTCTGCATCATCATCATCTTGATACGCACCAACAACCATTTTATTCGTTGTTCCATCATCTGAAACAGCAACTGAAGATCCAAAGTAATCATATGCAACTGAATCGCTAGAACCGTATACTGCAGCAGCAGTACTATAATCAAGTTGATATGGTGATGCTGCAGTAGCAACAGCATCACCCTCTTCAGAGAGAAGATCGATATTCTTAAGAACTGCAGTAGCAGCATCATAGTATCTGTGGGTTTTGTTTGCAAATCCTCTAGGAGATGTCCCAACATTTACAGTAACTGTAGTTCCACTTACTGCCGTTACATCAAGTGTAACACCGAATGACGGATCAGTAGAACGTGGATATGTATGATTTGTAACATAGTTATCCTTATCACAAGTAAATGTCAGGGAGTTTGCAGCAATAGTAAGAGTGGATGAAGTTGTATAACTATGAGACCCGATTGTAAGTACAAGAAGACCTGTAGATGAATCATAAGTTGCATCGGTTGGAGTCTTATTGGCACTATCGATAGTGATAGCGTTTGTTGTAGCACTTACAAACTGGTGTAAACCACCATATTGTCTAGTAGATCCAGTAATTGCATCATTGTTGAATTCTTCACCATCAGTAAAGGACTCAGTACCAGACCAATCTTGAGTATATGTTTGACCGTTTGTTCCATCAAAGTGAAGGAGGAGTTTGGTGTTTGCATCACCGTGGAACATACCTGTGGGAGCAGTAAACGTTGCCGTGTAACGAGCACTGTTAGAGACTCTAAAGTCGTCAAAATATCCAGGAGTAACAGCAGAACCTGCATAGTCAGCACCAATTCTAATTGGTTTTGTTGAACCGTAGTTGCTAGCGTCTGAGTATGTACCACCCTCTTGAGTGCCATTTAAGAACAACTTAGTGTCAGTACCACTTCTAGAAATAGCAACATGATACCAGGTATCAACTACAAGAGTTGTTGCGCCAGTAATAGTTACAGAACCATTATTGTAATACTTAATATTTGCACCATCGACATACAGATAAGGAGCAAGTTCCGTTGCACCAGATCTCATATCAAAAATAGTCTTACCACCAGCAGCAACACTGTTCAGTTTGATCCAGGTTTCAACAGTAAAGTCTCCAGAAGCAAATCCAAACTCTGTAGAAGTTGGAATAGTTAGATACTCATCAATAGGTACTGGACCAACGTTTACCGTGATTGTAGTATCAGTTTCTGCTGTAATCGCGAGAGCAGAACCAGATGCAGGATCGGTAGCACGAGGATACGCATAATTATTAGTATTATTATCCGAACCACAAGTAAATACAATACCATCATCAACAATTGTTACTGTATTTGATGTTGTAAGAGTATGAGTACCGATAGTAATAACCATATCACCCGTGAATGGGTTATATGTTGTTCCTGTAGCAGCAGTAAACGACCCTGTAGCGCCACCGCCAGCAATAATCGCATCATCAACACCACTTACAAAACTATGCGCTGACGTACCCTTAGAGAGTGCTAGACATGCGCTACCAAACTTAGAGTTTGCTGTATTAAGTTGAGCACCTGCAACAAATGATGCAGTATGATAGTCTTGACCTGTAGATTGAGATCTACCAATTTTACCAAGATAAAGTGTATTTCTTGCTTGACTATATCCAATAATTTCTGCCTTAGTATCTGCTGTTCTGATAATTTGACCACTAGAGAAGAATCCACCACCAACAAGATCAGTAAAGGTTAGTTTTCTTACTGCCATATTTTCATTGGCACTAAAGTCGCCAGTATTACCGCCATAAAGAACACGGTAGTTTCTGATAAACTCATCATCAGTAAATTCACCAGTTTCATTATCGTAAATTACAATATTATTACTAATAGATTCATTATTAGGGAAATCTGCATTAAATGCAGTTACATTATCAGTAAAATCAACGATACTTACTTGTGAATTGGAAATATCATCAATAATCTTATTAGGATAACTAATTGATGTTAATCTGTTGAACAGAAGACCAAAGAAAGAAGATCCAGATGAAATATTAACCTGTTCAATAAACTCTTGAGTTATAGGATCCTGATATGCGCTAGTAGAAGTGATACGAGCAACAACACCAGATTGAGCACCAATAATAACATCATTCAGTTGAATATTAAAGAGACCAGGTGTGGACTGATATGTTCCTGCAGTCTTACTTAAAGTTAAATCATTGGTAACTTCAATATCAGTAGAATACATTGGAGTGTCTTCCTGATGAGAAGTAGCTGCTGTCCCAAGTTGTCCTCTAGTTACGACAATAGTTGTCGAATCTGATCCATTGGTTACGGAGGTAACTGTAACAATTTCAGAGGCAATTTGATAATCATCATTCTCCACAAACGTTCCAATAGGAACTGGTGTATCAACACCTGCTGCTGTAGAAACTACCTCAACATTTGTAGTTGAAGCTCCAATACCATAGCGAAGTTTTGCAATAGGAGTTTCTTGACCCGTTTCAAGGTTAATTGTTTCTACGACTGCAAGATCTCCATCCAGATTTGTAATTTGTTCGTTAAAAACAAATAATCCATTGCTGTAGATACCACTATCAATAGTTTGAAGAGTTCCAGAGAATCCAGTAGCACCAACTTGACATTGCTCACCACTAACAAAAGTTCCTTCAGTGACAAATCCACGAATAGTATCACCAATAACATTAGTGACAGTAAGTCTTGCTCCAGAAGTAATTCCAATTAAAGTATTACCGACATTAGGGAAAATACCGCTCGTGAAAGAGAATTCCAAATCAACAGTTGCAATTTGCTGAATTCCTACGCTCACATACTTAACACTTGCTGGAGGTGAAGGTGGTTCTGAGAAAATAATTGAATCTCCTTGAACTTCGAAGGAAGCATCTGGAGTTTGTGCAACACCATTTAGAACAACAAGAAGTTGATTAGCGTTAGCAATTACATTTTCACCATTAACTGTTAGTGGGAATTGCGTTCTTTCGCCATCAAATAAATTGGACATATCATCAAGACGTTGAACAACGGAAGTGAGGATATTCTCAGAAGAGGTCAATCTTCTTTGACGGAATAAAACTTCAGTATTATTGAACTCAGAGTAAATTGGTTCCGCCAGAGCAAAGTTTTGAATATTTGGTACAGTTGCTTCTCTAGCGAGTTCAACAGACTTAGTTAATTCAAAATCAATTTCTCTATTTGCGGTATACCCATACTCTCCCAAATTAAGTTCACCAAAAACCTTAAATGATGCAGGGTGAACATTTTTAATTAGAATATCTTTCCAATCATCAATAGAAACCGAGGACTTAACTGCATATGAGAAATCTTGATAATAGTAAGAGTCTTGAATTTTTTGAATAATCTCAGAAGGTTTTCCAACATCATCAATGAATTGACCCGTTGTCTTGGTAATAGGTCCAATCTCTAGAACACCTTTAGCAATATTAAGATCGCTAATAACACCAGAGGACTTAGAAATTACACCAGTAACTTTTTGATTTTCTGAGAAAACTCCCGTGTAGTCAACGACTTTTAAAATTCTAGGTCCAACTTGCCAACCTTGGTTTGTAGAAACAAATCCAGTAGCAGTTGCATTTTCTAAACTATCTCCTTGGTAAACCATTTCACCTTCTAAGAAGGTCGAGGTAATAACATTTGCTTCTGCAGCTGCACCAAACGATTCTGTCAATACTTGCTGTCTACCCGTTCCAGCATTAGCAAATGTAATAGCATCACCCAATTCAGCGTTAGCTGGTGTAATAGCAAGTTTCAGTTGATCTCCATCAAGGGAATTTGCTGTACCAGTAATTGCATAATAAGTAGTGTTTCCATTAAGTCTACCAACAGCACCAGAAGCGAGTGGGAATTCTATACCATCACCAGTATCAACTACATTAAGAGTAACTGCAGAACCATTTACAATTCCATGTGGGAATGCAAATTGGAGTAGTCCCAAATCAAGGTTTACAACATAGTTGAAAGAAGATTTCAAAGATACTGTTGGTGCAGAAGAATAACCAGCACCAGGATCTTTAATAAGTATTTGCTCAATTCTTCCATTTCTAATACTTGCTTCGGCAATAGCACCAGATCCACCACCACCAGTAATAATGATAGCAGGTGCTTGCGAGTAACCAGAACCAGGATCAGTAACTGTGATACTATCCAGAATACTAGTAGATGTTAATTGCGCGTTGATTGGGAAAGTGATTTCAGGGCGCAACGTATAGTCATGTGGATAATCATAACCAAAGTTATTATTCTTAAGTTTTTTAATCTTACCAACATTTGTACCTTTAGTGAAGATTACTGCACCAGTTCCAAATGGAGGGATAACAACGTTGATTGCAGCACCAGATCCAGTCAGTCCAGCTCCAAGAATTCCATCAATGGATTCAATATCAATAAATGCAGTAGTGTATCCCTTACCAGGAGATGTAATTGTTACCTGTTGAATTTGACCAGGAATAGTAACACCTTCATCAGTTTGTCCATTAGCGACTACAATTGTTACCAATCCACCTTCACCATCACCACTGATAGGAACACTGTTATATGTCCCAACCTGATATTCAGTACCAGGTTCAGAGATCTCTGCTCTTTCAATTTTTCTAGAAGACTCAATACCTGTTACAATAGGCAATCTAGAATAAAATCCACCAGAGTTAACTAATCTAATTTGACCTATACTACCAACACCTTTTTTCGAACTTGTCATGTAATTGGTGTTCGTAATGGTAGCAACTCCTTCTGGTTCATTAGACAGAGGGAATTTCATAGTTTTTGCACCAACTGTAATTGTTGCTCCAGTAACCTCACTAATAGTAAATGTTCCAACATATGGAGAATCAACAATATCCAGATAACTAGAGGGGTCTACAGGTGTATCTGCACCCGTTCTAGATGGATCAAAGTAGTAAGAGATATTAGTAACAGTATCCTGACCAACTTTAAACTTAACTGTAGGAGTTGGTTGACCTTCTCCAGTGATACCAGGAGTACCAATACGTTCAATAGAATTGAATGAATATTCAAGTTTATACAAATTATCTTTAGAGAAAGACAGGTTTGCACCAAGCATCGATGAGTGACTTAGATCAAACAGATACTGATGACCATAATACATTTTTAAGACAGGAGATTTACTGAAAATGCTAACATTTGCTGCATTTGGTGCTGGATCGGTTTGAGCAGCAGCAGGAAGTTTGTAAACGAATTCTCTATCGCTTACAACAGTATCAACAGTAAAAGAACCATCATATTCATCGTATACAGTTCCACCAGCAGTTTGAGAAGGATTGCCATCAACTAAAATATTATGACCAACATCAAGATAATGTCTAGAAGATGTGATGATGTAAACTTCATCAGTATTAACAACACTTGTTGCTTGCAATACCTTATCTAAGGTAGCAACTAAAGTAATTTTAGTGACACCTGTTAAATTAGTAATTTGAGCAGTAGTTTTAGCAGTATTGAAGCTAATATCAGATGCTGTAATACTTACAACTGATCCAGGAATAAACGAAGTGCTGCCAGAAACTTCTACAATTTGTACACTGTAAATATCAGCACCAAATGGTTTGAATTTTGCAAATGAATCTAGATTTTGTCCACCACCCGCATTATAACCAGTACCATCTAGATTATAATCATCCAAGTCTATATCAAAAGTACCAGGAGTAGTATTGACTATATCGCCAAATACATATCTTTCAATTACATTTACATCACTTGGAGTTGTTCCAATAATACCATAAGTATCTTTCTCATCAAATTGTTCGGTTGACAATAAACCTGTATTAAGATCATCACTCCAAGAATTATTATTTACAGCAACATAAACTTTATTATTAGTGGTATCAGTTTTAATAACATAACCACTATTAATAAACGATCCTGCATCTGTATTCAATACAAGTTTAGATCCTAAAGTAATTTGAAAATCTTGATTAAGTGATAATTCTTGAATATTATCAATTTTAACAGTATCCGTTACTTTCATATAGTAACGATCTTTTACAACTGCAGATACTTTAAGTTTTTTAGATCCAGGAGAAGGAACGGTTGCTGTTCTGGAACTCCAGATATCAGAACTGTATGTTAACGTTTCAGTTCCTTCCTGCATCGTAGTTGTAGCATCTTCAAAATCCAATCCTTGGAATCCAGAAGTTCCAAGAGCAAATCCAGTAGAGGAAACAGTCATACTAACTCCAGTTACTGGAGTTATTGCAGTTCTGACTAGTCCAATATTTGTAGTGCTTAGAATTCCTTTGTCGCCAAGTCTATCAGTATCAGAGTCTTTGTCTACTTTTAATCCCCAACCAATATAATCGATATAATCATAGCGACTTGTGTTAGTAGCAAACCAAGCATCATCTGCCCAATCCAATGCAAGAGCATATGCTCCTACAGGAGGGATGGTAGTTACATCAGAAGGAACTGTAGGCGCAACAGCTCTATTTTTAAGTCTGACCGTATCAATATATCCTTGGAACTGCTCGTTAGAACGGAATTGACCAGTTGTTGTAGATCTACCAGGAATATTACCAAAATGAATATCTTTGTTGGTAAAAATAGTATCTGAGATAGTTCCAGTTAGAATTTCGGTACTATTTACATATACCTTAAATACATTACCTTCTTTCTTAATACCAATAAATTGCCAAGAGTTATCAGCATACATTGTTGTCTGAGTAGACTGTATTGCTCCTCCTGCAGAATTAATTGACGTGGTGTCATTAGTAACAACTAACTCTAGTCTGCCACTACTTTCATCATAATATAACCAGAGACCACCTGTAGCATCAGTAGCATCACCAATACTAACCAAAGTATATTGTGTTTGACTGAAGGACTGATATTCAGATCCATTTTTATAGATCATGAACTCAAGAGTCCAATCATCATTCAGTTTTGTTCCAAGTTCAGATCCAAGAATTTTTACTGTGGCATTTTCCCAACTAGATGGAGATGCAGTTTGATATCCTTGAATGAATGCATAATCTGCTAAAAATCTTACAGAATCCCCTGTTTCAACAATTGAAGGTGTGTAGTGACCTGTAATATCAGTTGCTTGTGTTGCACCAGTAGTAAATGGTAATACAAACTCATTTCTATTCCATTGAGTTTGACCAAATGCATAGACATCACCAGAATTATCTACGGTGATGGCATTAACTGTGATACCTTCAATGTTATTTGCATTAAATTCACTATTAGTATGTTTCTTGAGAATACCATTATATCCAATTTTTGCAGTATCAACAGTTTTTAGTCCACTTGTACTATTAGTACTTGTATACGCAATATTAAGATCTCCAAAAATATCAATACTACTTCTAGAAGCAAGTTCAATATTATTTCCTACAGGAGCAATATATCGATAGTTCCAAAGGAGATCTCCATTAGTATCAAGTTTTCCAATCCAGAAACTATCCTTTATAGTAGTATTGGACTTGAGTGCTAACGTTGAAGTGATATAAAACTCATTAAACTCATCAACAATTAAACTAGTATCTCCAAATGAATATGTAACATTATTAATCTCCTTAATCCATTCAACAGTAATTACAGAAGTTCCAATAAGAACTTTACCAAAAGATACTTTAACATCAGAAGATCCCTCAGTGGGAGAAGTCTCCATGACAAAGTATACTGCATCATCCAAAACAATAAGATCGGTAATCTTTTCAGATCCATTAACCGATGCAAGTTTTCTCTTTGCAGCAAACGTACCAGATGCATCTACAGATGCAATAAAAGCATCTTGTGGATTAGCAGAGTTTGTATTGGTAAAACCACCGATAATATAACGAGAATCTGAATATCTCTTGATAGTAGTGATATTATCAGATCTTGTAGCACCAGAAATACCAGCATATCCTTTCTGGAAGTTTAAGGTAGCACTTAATCCATCAATTGCTTGTGTATATTTTGCTAAGATAATATCAGGATTATATGCAGCAAGAAGTGAAGAATTTGGTTTATTTTGACCAACTACCCAAATAAAATCTCCATTAACATCTAGTTTTACAAACTCTGTATATGTTTCTCCATCTTGACTTTCAAGAGTTTTTTCCCATTCTTTAACACCTAGTTCAGAGAACTTGGAGACAAATGCAACCTCGTTACTATTATTATCAAGAGTTTTACCACAGAAGAAAACCTCTTTATCATCATTAACAAATACATCATTAACTTTTACATAATTTTCATTTTCAATTACGGAAAGATAATAATTTGCCTTTTTAAAAACTTGAGGGTGAGATAAAATGATACGAGGGTTATTAACATATCCAGAACCAGAATTAATAATATTGACAGTATCAATAGATCCAACCGAACTTACAATTGCTTGTAATTCTGCAGAATCGCCGTCACCATCAATAATGATCGTTGGGGGAATATCAACATCATACCCAGATCCATTTTGTTCAATAATAAGTTCTTCAACACCTTTTAATTGTCTAACAACAAACTGTTTGTTTGTGTTATCCATGATCGGTGTATAATCCACATAAACAGTATCTTCAATAACAAGATTATGAGGATTAGTAGTTGTTAGTACACCATAGAATTTGTCTTCAACTACTTCAAAATTATAAGAAGATATAGATTCACCCTTAATTCTAGAAACTCTAGCAGATGCACCAATTCCATCAGTATCAGTATTATCAAAAGTTAAAATATCATCAACTTGATAATTTTTACCAGCATCTTCAATAATGAATCCAGTTACGGATGCATCTTCAAACTTGGTGGTAGTTTCAACTTCAATATCAACTTTAGAATCAAATCTTACCGATGGGAAATAATCAAATAACTGTAAAGGAGATTCCTCAAAGAGTTGATCTGGATCGTCAGTTTCATCTTGACTAATAATACCATCTCTATTCTCATCTTCTACTTCAAACAGGATAATATCACCACCTTCTGTAGTTAAAGCATTTGTCGATGCATTAGGAGCACGTTCAACATCAATGTCAACATTCTCATAAGGATCACGATATCTTACAACTCCTGTTGGGATATTCTGTTGGATTGCATCCTTATTCAAATTCCAAGAGTCTACAATAGAATTAAAACTTGGACCAATAACATAAGGGAATATTGGATTACCTGCTTCGGTAGTATCAACTGTAGTAAAGTAGCAATATCTACCCTCTGGAAAATCAGGAGTTTTACAGAAACGACCATTGTATTGATCTAGATCTCCAAGACCAAATGCATATTCATAGTCTTCAACAAATTTTCCTGCAACTTCTTCGGTAAGCAAAGGACCAGCAGTTCTAACAGGATATGGATTTGAAACCCCATCATAGACTAGGTTAGTTTTTAATCGATATGAACTATTCAAACGAGTAGTATTCGAAGACTGATCCGTAGGATCTGAGTAACCATAAGGACCATAAATGGGATTGCCATCAAATGCCCAACCTATAATTGGCGAGTGTTCTAATTGAGTTTCTTGCTCTAAGATAGCACCAGTGATACTTTCAAATAGATTATCACCAAGAATATATCTTAATTTTTGAGGGTTGGAAATATGAGCATATTCTCCCCCATATTGATTATTAAAACCAGCAAATACCGAACCTTTAGACTCATCAACAGTTGTAGTCTCTTGTAAATTATAAGTCCACTCAAAAATATTTGGACTAAAGGTTGCTCCAGTACCAACTGATGTCAGATTGATAATAGTTGTTCCTTGAACATAATTGATGCCTCTATTGAGGATTTCAATATTAGTAACCCTACCAGCATTTTCACCATCAGTATCGATAGTAGCACGGGCAACTGAACCAAAACCATCACCTTGAATGGTTACTTCTGGTGCTGTAGTATATCCGACACCTGCAGAAATAATTGCAATAGAAATAATTCTACCATTACTTACAATAGCTTGAGCAACTGCACCAGTTCCAGAACTCAATGTAACTGATGGTTTAGAAGTATATGAAGCACCTCCATCAGTTACTGCAATAGACTGAATTGCACCTCTAACGGAAGCAGTTGCTGTAGCGCCAGTGCCACCACCACCAACAATAGTAATAGATGGTTGAGAGGTATATCCAGTACCACTAGTATTCATAAGGATACTAGAAACAACACCTTTAGTAACAATAGCAGTTGCTGCAGCACCAGATCCATTACCACCAACAATAGAGACAAGTGGTGAGGAAGTATATCCAGATCCACCATTATCTACAACAATTTCAGTAATAGAACCATTTACAGTTACTGCTGCAGTAGCATCTGTTCCTCCACCACCAGAAATAGTGATAACTGGAGGGAATGCCGCATCATATGAAGATCCTGCATCTGTGATATTGATTGAAGTGACTGGTCCAAAAGTTTTTGTGATATCTGACTTATATGACCAAACTGATGTTCCATTAATCCAAGTTCCAATAGGACCAGGTGAAATAGCATTCTTAATTGAAATTGTAGAGGGTACTAATGGAAATCTATTCAGTTTACGTTGGTTTCCAGGTAAAAGAGCAGATCCTGGGAAGGGTCCGATCTTATAATTTGGAATACCAGTAGATGCAACATATGCATAATTATCATTGAAAAATGAATTCTGAATATTAGTGGTATAAGGACCAATAGAATTAAAAACTGCACTATTATCAGATTTTCCTTTATTAAGGTCAACAGAGACTAATATATTACCCTGAGGTACTACTTCTGCTGGTTGTGGCAATTGATATTGGAAAACAGATTCAGTATCTCTCGATGTTACTTCAAATGTTCCGTTATAAACAATTGGATTCGCACCGTAAATAGTAACTTGATCCCCAACCAAAAGACCATGGTTATTAGAACAAGTGACTGTTGCAAATGTGTTATTAATACCACCATAGGTGATAGTATCAACTTGTAATAGTTTCTTAACATTATACAACCAGGTTGTTAATTCTGGTTTGTTGGAAGTTCCTCCAAGTTTAGATACCGATAGTTTATCTCCAGAAAGATAGTAAGATCCAGTATCTGTTAACGTTGTTTCTTGAGCATCAACAATACCAACTACTTTAAGAACAACTTCAAGAGATGTTCCTTTATTAACGTATACAATAAGATTTGAGTTTACTTCTGTAGCAGCATCCCAGTCTTCAACAACACCGTTTACAGAACGAGTACACTCAATAAATTGGTTTAGAGACTTCTCTTTATATTGAATTAACTCAGAGTTTCCAATTAAAAATTCACCATTTCTTTCTGGCCAACCAATAGTAGAGTCTACAGTAATAATACTATCTGTAGTATTAAGAGGTTCACCAAGTTTCGTCTTATAAGGAACTACAAAGTTACCTTGAATAGTTTCTTCAGAAAGAACAAGTTCAAAAAGTTCTACATTAGATGTTTTAATAGAAATGAAATTTTCAATTAGAGCAGTTGCTACTGAAATATTAGGATCTGCAATATTATTATCTTGTGTTAATAATCCATCTTTAATATTTTCAGGATCTCCACTAACTAATGTAGCGCGAAGAATCGTATCAATAGACCAAGTGGCATCAGATGGTTTGATGATTTGATCCTTAGGATAGGAAACAGAAACTTCTTCACCATAAAGAAGTTTAAACAGATAGGATATACTGAAAGATGTACCTTTAGTGGAATAAAAATCTTTTACAGACTTAATTGCATTTCTTACATCAATTTTAGTATAATCGAGTGTAGGAACATCGGGAAGGAATTGATCAATATATTTGTCAAGTAATCTTTTGACAAATAATGCGTCTAGACATTTTACTTCAGTATCAATTTCTGCAGTTGCTGCAACTGTATTATTAGAAAATACAGCATTACCAACTTCGGTATAATTAACAATACCACTTGCCGCTCTAGCACATCCTAAAAATTGTGCTTTATCATATCCAGATCCAACTTTAGAAATAGAGAAACCAGTAATTTGATTCAATCCAATCTCAACAGATGCTTTAGATTGAGGAGGATCTTGAATAATAATTGTAGGAGGATTTACTGCAGAATATCCAGAACCAAAATTAGTGATATTGATGTCAGTAATTTGTCCATTAAAGACCGATGCTGTTGCTGTTGCTCCAGTTCCACTGGCATCTGTTCTGTTATCAACAATATAAACAGAGGGAACATCTTCATACCCAACACCACCACTTAAAAGTTCAACAGATACAACTCTTCCATCACTGTCAACTAAAGTTTCTAGAACTTGAGCTCCAGTTGGATTGATTACAGCAATTCTAGGAGTTGTAAGGTATCCTTGACCAGCATTCAAAACATTAACAGATGTAACCACACCATCGGTTAAAACCGCCTGTAAGACCGCTTTAATACCATTCTCACCCACTGGTTCATCAACATAGATTAGAGGCACTGTGGTGTATCCAGAACCACCTTCAGAAACAGTAACTCCTCCACTAATACTACCGTTGGACATGGTTACTGGAGCAATCTTTGCCCCGCCAGGTTGTTTGAATGAAACTCGAGGGATAAAAGTATATCCACTTCCAGAATTTTCAATTTCAAGACTGGTTATAGAACCATTTTCAACTACTGCTTTAATTTCAGCACTTTGTGAATCTGTGGTAGTTGGTGCTTGAATTACGACTTCTGGAGGATTAGTATCACTATATCCTCTACCACCATCAAGTAGACTTACAGACTTAATACCATTTACAAGTGCAGATGCTGCAGCACCTCTACCGTTCAAACTATTGATTGAAACTTTTGGAGGATACTTATATTGATATCCAGATCCAGTTTGATTAATATTGATTCCAGTAAGAGTACCAGTATCACTAATACGAGCATATCCAACTGCACCACTACCAAAATCGGGAATAGGTGCTTCAATTGAATATAAAGAAAGTAATCTGCCGTTTAAAGGTGCTTCATTAAAAATGAAAATATCTCCATCAATGAAGAAATCTTTTTTTGGTTCAAGAAGTTTATTATCATATACCGCTAGAATATATTCATCTGCAATTGGTTCATAAGATACACCATTCCTAGTAATTTTAAATTCTGTCTTATTTTCACCAAATGAACCCGAAATATCGTCAGTATCAACAATTGAATTCTCAACAAAACCACTAAGGAATGTAATAAATGTATTAACATTATCATCACCTGCAGTTCTTACTCTAGGTGCAGTTGTAAATACAATATTTGTCCCTTCAATAACATAATCCACAGTAGGAATTAAAACTTCTCCATAAACACTAACAATTAAATGTTGTGCAGATGGACTACTAACAGGAGAAGACTGTGATGTTAGTGGAAAAGAACGAGTTGTTCCATCAAATGAATCGATAAGTTGAGCAAGTCCAGTCCACTTTAACCTGACTTGATCATAAGAAATACCAGGACTTAATGCAATATTAGGAGAGGTTGTACTTTTTTCATAGTAGATTACCTCATCGCCAATAAGAATTGATCCGTTTGTATCAATAAAACTATCAACACTCTCAACAACAATGGTGTCAGTTGTTTTAGTAATAGGTTCTACAATTTTTGTAGCACCACCTAAGATACTAATATCCAATTTGTCAATATCAAGATATTGCAAAAAGTTATTAACAATATTTTGACCCAATCCAGTTTTTTCTTGAGATCTATAATAGTACTCAATAAATTTATTAAACAGTGGGTAATCTGTTTTTAGGAACTCAGGAGACTGAGTAGCAATCGACTGGGAGACCTTATTTGTATTCATCTAACTTTAGAAGCAACTTGTGTCGTTGATTGAACCTTGATTTGATATATTAGGAATGTCAAGCACTGGGGGTTTAACATTGAAGTCCGTTGGCGTCAAACTATTTAGTGGGACAGTGGCAGGCGTTGGAGTGCCTACAGGAGAAATTGTAATTGGTGGACTTACAATATTAATGATAGTTCCAGGAGAAGCTGACGGAATTGTAGAATTGTTAGCAGGAATGAATATGATAGGTATTTTAATTCCACCATCAGCAAAACCAGTACCGCCTGCATCACCACCACCGCCTGCTGTTTCTGCAATTAGAGGGAAGTCAACAACAGTACCAATTCCAGTACTAACATTAGTAATAATAACTGCATCTGGTGGGAAACCGCCACCATCACCAGTCCAAATTATATTAACTGGACCAAAACAAACTTCTCCAGTTTCATAATTAACAGTTCCTGCATTTGTATCTGTATAAATTTTACGAGTTCCTGTATTATAGAACATTAGCAGATTGCCGAATCCATCATCTTCAAATTGTTGATCAACACCAGGTCTATCAGCAGTTCTAAAGGTTCCTGATACTACTACAGGTTCCTTCTTACATTGATTATCACCACCTGTAGAAGTATCAAGACTAGGACCACTATTATAGAGTGGAGATCCTGTAGAAATACAATAAGTATTAGATTCGTCTGTTAAAGATGGTTCGATATACCTTAGAATAGTTGTTTGAAGTGAAACGTCGGTAATACACTTATTGGCAAGTGTAATTGCTTTTTCAAGTGATTGTGCTCTAAAGGTAGAATTGAAGTTATTAATCTCGGTCTGAGTTGCCCAATTAATTACGGCATCACTAACATCAGATTTGATTTCTGAAGGATTTGATCCACAACCTGTATCATACAATGCAAAGATTTTTGGAACGATGTAAATGTCTTCAGGATCAATAATAATTGGATCTATAGATGCCATTGCATATGGTCTTAGAAGACCTGAAATTTCTTTCTTTGTTGCATCATTCAATAATGAACCTGTTTTTGTTTTTATAACAATATACACCTTTCCATATACTGGAGGATTGAGTGAATCTCCGCCATATGCAACAACAGAGTCTGCATTTGCATAAAGATTTTTTGCTAAGATAGCATAATCCTGAGCAGTCACTGCTCTATATTGAGTTGAATAGTACCTAGGAGCATTATACTTAATAGATTCAATTGTTTCTGCAGAGTCACCTTCTAAAGATTTTGCTCTAGTAACAACATTAATCATTGCGCTGGCAAAATTCTGACCATTACTGTCTATAAGTTTTCCAATAAAACCAAACTTACCACATTCATTTGCTTCTTTTCCAGCAGTAACAAGATATTCAAGTTCGATAACCTCACCGTCTTTTACTGCTCTACCAACACTATCATCACCAAATCTAATCTCATATCTCATATCTTCTGATTCAGATAAGAAATATGCTCGAGTTGTGGGGGTTACAGTAGAAACAGTTGTTGCACGAGTGTAAATATCAAATTGAGTAGATGATTCGTTTGGTTTTACCTGAACTGCTAAAGTACTAGTATCAACATCCTCAGAAGGGACCTTATATATTTGTTTTGCAAACGTGTTAACAATATAAGAAAATTTAACTATAGTTCCCTCATAGATCGGAATATTACAAAAATCTGCTTCTCCTGAAATAGGATCTACGTTAACTGTAACTGCAGTTAATGTATTCCAAATATAATTACATCCTGTAGCTACAGGACCCTTCCTTAAAGTTACTGACTGTGGATATGAACCTTCTAACTGTGTAGTTTTTACTTTAAAACTAACAATTGCTTTTGATGCCCTAATAGATCTAGGGACATAATTCAATAACTTAGCAATATTGACAACATTGTCTCTTACTGTTGCTGAAGATAGGAAAGATTCATTTAATGCCATATTAGCATTAAATGAAGTGTAGTATGTATTATACGCTAATAGATCAATAAGATACGACAATGATGAACCATCAAAGTCGTAGTCAGTAAATTCATCACGAGTCCTTAAATATGACTTAATCGAGGATCTAATGTCATCGAAATCTAATGCTGTTAAATTGTTTGGTTGCATTATTCGGGTCTCTGTAAAACAAATTCTATCGTTTCAACAATAGGCAAACCAACGATTTGATATTCAATTGTTACATTTAATCTATTACTATCAAAAACTGGATCAACAATCACTTCTGTGAGTGCTACTCTAGGTTCATATTGGTTTATAGTAGTACGAATTTCATCCTCAATTGCATCAGCAGTAAAAGCATCTAAAGGTTCGAACAAAAGACGATTTACTGCTGATCCCACTAAGGGTTGAAATGGTTTTTCTCCAGGACTAGTTAAAATTAAATTTTTAACTGCCTGTTTGATTGAGTTATCATTATTTACCACAGAGAGATCATCAGTAAAAGGATTTTTAGAAAAGTTGACTGCAACATCTTTAAAACTTCTAGATTTTTTAAAGGTGTTTCCACCTATTGACTTTAACGCCATCTCTCTGACAGTACTTCATACTAATATATTTATCGCCCTTGTCCACGATAACGCTTTTTAGCGTTATTTCTACTTGTAGAGGCATACTTAGTATGCTGCCCAGTACCCTGACGAGTTTTTTTGGGTTGACTCTCGATCATGTTATCGCCAGTGAGCGATCTTCTAACTTTTGCCATTAATTAAATTCCTCCAGTTGCCATTCCAATGAATACGTTGATACTTGCCCCAGTTACTACTGAACAACAAGGGAAAGCTGGACTGAAATCCCCTAGAGGATCGCCAAACACAGATGCTCGTTTCATATTAATGAATACAGACTTTTGAGTTGCAAAGTGCTTTCTAGAGTGTCCTACAGCAGGTTCACGTCCAGCTACCACGCCTATTGTACACCAAAAAGCAGGATTTGTCACGCAACCTGGGGGACATCCTTTTGGGATACCTGTATAGCACGCTTGATGCGTAGTTGGAGTCGGATGTGGTGTTAATATATCCTGATCTACGATAGGTATAATTTTATTGATAAACACATTTCTTGCTGCTCCTAAGGGAGTTGCTGGTGCTTGCAGTAAAGGTGGCCACAGTGTAGTTGCGTTCATAAGCATCACTGTCTTAGGAACGATTTTTGGGTCTAGAGGTGGCATCGTACAACCAGGTAATACAGATCCACCTAGTCCTGCATGGTGTGTAGACCCACTTCCCGTTCCATGACCACTACAAGGTCCCTGATAAAGTCCTGCTGCTCCTGCTGCCATAATTAATCTGCAAATGGATTCCCGTATTCTTTAGCAGCTCTGACGACTGTTTGAGCTGCTCTAGTCAAATCGTGCCACATTGTGATCTTTCCTTCTGCAGTCCACTCCTGGCATCCTGGTCCCATAAGAGGTGACATTGTATAAGTTCTGGTTACAGTAGTACTTTCGGTAGAACCAGTAGCTTCATCTGAAGTCGAAGTAGTTGTACTACTATTTGGAGTAAGAAATGGTGGAGGACATGCAAAATGAGCGCAACCAATATCCTGTGGTGTACAACTTAATTTTACAGAAATTTCTGTTACATCAGTTGGATCTGGACGAAATTGTCTAACGATATATTTAGTAAACTTTGAAGCAACTGGTAAATTAGTAAAACTTCCTGCACAACTCTCTACTTTAGTTTCGTTATCTACACGATAATCGGGATATACTTCTTGCGTAACATCATCGATATTATCACTCACAGTTTTTTGAGTTCTAGGTAAATCATCTCTAATAACACCTTTGATATCAAAGGGCAATGGTGGAAGCGCAGGATCTATAATATATCCCCCATCCAATTCAACATTGTCAAGATAACCTACGTCATAGTTAGGTGTTATAAGTTGCTTCAAAGGATCTGTAACATCTGATGTATATTTTTGCTGTGATTTTTGACGTATACTTTCTCTATCAGGATCCATTTTTATATCAATGACTGGTTCTGCACTAATAATTTCACGTTCTGATGGTACTGCATCAAAAGATAAATTAAGACCTTTGAATAAGTCTTCAGTTACGGCTGTATACCCTTCATCTGAAGAATTTTGTCTACTTTCAGGCATTTTAGAAAAAATGTCTCTAGTCTCTTCGTCGTAATCGTCGCGATAGGAATCATTACCAATTGTCTCTCTTTTGAATTCTGCAAAATTGTTAATAATAATCTCAGGTCTACTAAGATTAGTATATCCTCTACCAGGATTGGTAATTGTAATGTTTGTTACCTTACCGCCAGCAATAGTTGTTGAAATTTTAGCAGGTTGATTATCTCCACCATCAGTTTGATCAATTGGTTGGGCATCTACCTTCCCATCATCTTTAGTTAAAATTTTAAACTTTAATTTTTCTGTTGTTAAGATTAACTTAAAATCTGGATTACCATCATCCTCACCTTTCTTTGAAAATGCCGTATTATTATCAGTAGGAGCACCAATTCCTATATCAGGCAATTCCTTCATTAAATTTAAGTTTTCGCCACCAGATGTAACCTCTGAAATTGCAATTTTTGCCCCACCACCAGAAATTGTAACAATATCTCCGTTTTGATACCCAGATCCTGGAGTATTAATACGAACAGCATCAACTATATCAGCAATTTCTGAGGCATTTTCATCAAACACCACTGATGTATCAATATCAACGGTAAGACCACTACCATTTCCGCCACTAGTAGCAACATTATCACCACTTGAGTAACCACTAAGAGGTTGTCCGTCATTCAGAGAGAAAAAACTACCAGTATCCAGTGAATATGCGCCTGCAGAAATATTAATATCGCTAATTCCACCATTTTCATTCACAGTAATGAATGCTCGAGGTGTTTTAATGTCACCAAACACGTCAGATGCGTCTTTATTTACGTCGCCCGTCAAAAATTGAATAGATTTATCCAAAAATTCATACAATCCTACTAAAATTGCGCGATCTTTGATACCATATCCTGCTACAGCAGTGATAATATGTGCTCTATTACTGGTATATTGCGTGTCTTTAACAAAATCAGAACCACTACCGTCCAAATAGATGATATGATACGGAAATTCTCCTATCTCAGTATGAAAAGTGCGCGTAATTTTATGACCATTGATAGTATCATTGGGTCTTAATAGATCAAAACCAGGTACTTCTTGTTGAGAAGGTATATTTCCAACTGCAGTCACCCTAATATTGAGTGTTAAGGTTGTTAAAGTATTATCTGGTAGACGATGCTGAAAGGTAATTGGTATTACATCTCCAATAGACCATCCTGTTCCATTGTTTAGAATCTCTGTTGGGATCCACCGAGTGCCTGAGAACACTGTGGTCGCGCCAGAATCGTCATATATGGGTTCGATACTAAACTTAACTCTAAAGTCAAAAGCATTTACACCATCATTGAGATTATAAACTTCAAAATCACTAAATCCTTCATCACCATCTTCCTCTCCAACAGCAGTTTCTCCTTGCCATGGACTTTGTGATGATGTATATGCTATACCTGCATTGTTTGTGGCATCCCATGCATTTACATAGGTCGTCCCATCAAAACTTACCTCAAAACCTATAATACCATCTGGTACTTGTGTGGATAATGAATCGTAAGTAAATGCAATCTTATTTGAATCTGTGCCAAATCCAAACAATGTGGGGTGGGGGCAATCAGGATCGCCTGTTAGATCTTCAGTTGCTGTATAACTTAAAGATGTATTGGCAGTACTACAATTGAATGCTGCACAGGGAATACACCTTGTACTTGCTGCTGGTGTACTTGCACTTGAAGAAGTTGTTGAATCAAGTCCTGTAGTAGGATCTGTGGTTGTCGTCGAGGTAGTGGTAGTACTATCTTCATCCATTTCCTCAATATGATAACATGCTGTACCTAAATGACCTGCATCATCACTAGTATCATACACATATGCAAACCACGTATCGGAATATCCATAATCAAATGATAATTCAGTCGGAGTGTAATCTAAAAATATTTCAGATACATCAAAAGAATCCCCAAATCCACCGAAAATAGTAGTGCAATTGTCAGGTTTTGTTACCTTTCCACAATGTGCAGCACCTGGTCCTTCGGGACCATATGACACAGCAGTGAATGGATACATGACAGCATCACTACGACGCTTCGGTAAGTTATAAGCTTCGCCTGATGATCTTATAACTGCTTCGGGATATTCAATAAACTCAACTGAACATCCTCCTGGTGCGGGTGGTGTATAATAATAACAATGCTCCTCATTAATAGCAAAACCACCCCCACATGGTCCTTGGTCCTCTTCCTCGCTAAATTTACACCCTGCCATTTTCTAACTCCCCTATTCTTTTATAAACTTCATCAAAGTTCTCTTTTAAATTCATATAATCATCATACCCTTCTGGTTTGTAGTAAGTCTTGTCTGGTGTGGGTATCTCGCTCACATACTTCTCGACTTCCTCAATACGTTTGATGATTTTACCTAAGCAGTCATTGATTACATTGATAGCATCTGCAACCTGTTGCTCAGTGATCCCTTGTTGCTCATTCGTCATCCTTTGCTTTCCTTAGTGTGAATGCTGTACCATCTTCAGTGATATCATACTCCAATTCTGTTCCTACATCCCATCCCAATTCTTCACATGCTTCATATGGTACAGTGAGAATTAAATCACCGAAATCATCTTCTTCTAATCTGGTTGTGAATCTATGGGACATAACTTACATACGATTAATTACTTGGGGATTATTTGTGGGATTATCTTCTTTCCACTCAACCCATAGTGTATATAGATCATCTAATACATGAGAAGCATAAGATGATGCATAATAGTCTGCACAACCGTACATACGAGGGTCTAGGAATGCCTCTAACCTTATCAATTGCTCTAATGCCCATACACGAGTATCTTGACGTTCTACACGGGTCTTAGCATCCATTTTTTACCTCAGAAATTTTTTTAGATCCTATGAAATTAATCTTTGAAATAATATAGAACTCGCTCTGGGGAACCTTTGTAGGTTAGGGTAGTGGCTTGTTTTATATTTACGGGGGCCAATATAACTGCCTAAATGACATTTAACAACTGCCGCTAAGTGTTACTCAAAGGACCTCCGATTACCTCTGCTATTATACACCAACCTCTGCTGATTTGTCAACTACCTCCCAGAACCATCCGATAGACTTGATGTAATCAAAGGTGGACATTCTCGGAGTATTTGGGTAGTTATCTCCCCGAGAGTTTCTGATGCCATCGATAAACTTCTCAAGGTCGTAGACACTTACGAATGATGCTCTGAGTGTGTCTGTGTTGTCGTAGATAATGTATTGCATAAGTGGGAAAGATACAAGGTCTGTTTCTGAACCTCTACAAGGTAATTATAACATGATTCTGATAGTTTGTCAAGTGCCTCTGTATGATCCTCAGAGGGGAATGATTAGCAATGGTGATGAGAGTATCTCCGAGGTGATTAGAGGGGGTTGACAACTGTTAGGAAGCGTGCTAAGACTACAATTAGTGGAGACATTTAGAGAGGGATTAAACACACATAGTAGTTTATTTAATGTTTTCCACAATTTCCGCATTATCTGTGGAAAAGGTGTTAACAACCTGTGGAGGGACTAAATGTATCT